GCTGGAGTAAAAAGCTGGAGAGCGAAGATGGTCAGCCCAAGTTCGAGGTCTTCCGACGAAACGAACAGCTGATCCTGTCGGCTGAAAAAATTGTGGCTGTGGTCGATGATGATGAGACCGGCCACAATCTCCTCCGCTCCATCTCAAACTTCTTTGATCAGGGCAACGTCTGGTATGTAATTTACCCGGAGGGATGCAAGGACGCGAACGATGTCATCCATAAGCACGGTCCTGATGAGCTGGTGAAGATGATCAATCGGGCGAAGTGCGTGGACCCACCGGGCGGGGTTATCACCGGCTTCAGCGATATGCCTCCAACCCCTCCCCGCACTATCTGGCGGACGGGGTGTGACTTCCTTGAAACATTAGTAGCATTCCGGAGCCGGGATGTTTCTGCCCTAACCGGGCTGCCGGGGGCGGGCAAAACGACGTTTGTCACATGGGTGATGCACCGAATGGTGAAAAACCACGACATCAGATGTGGGGCCGCGTTGTTTGAGACCGATGGCGACGAGACCCTTGCTCACCTGATCAAACTCAATGGCGGGGGAGATGTGTCTCACCTTGGGCCTGAAGAGATCGAGGAGTGGAAGATCAAGCTCGACAGAAATTACCGGCTGGTCCATCGCGTGGACGATGCTGAGAATGTTCATGGTGTTATCTGGATGACGAAGATGATCCACAAGCTGGCGGCCCGTGATGGGTGCAAGATCATCGTCATCGATCCATGGAACGAGCTGGAGCACCTGCCGGAGAAGGGCGAGAGCCTGACCCAGTACACAAACTGGGCGCTGACGAAGTTGAGACAGTTGGCGGAGAAATATGATGTTCACATCTGCGTGCTCGCTCATCCGAAGAAGATGCCCCGCGAGAGATCTCGACCGGGTGGATATGATATTTCTGACAGTGCCGCGTGGTTCAACAAGCCGGGTCTTGGCCTAACCATTCACTGTGAGGTATCGGAGGTGATGGGAGACCATGTTAGCCTGACCAGCTGGAAGGTGAGATCCCGACAGCAGACGGGCTGCAGGCCGGGCAAGGTCAGGCTCGAATATGATGAGGCTTCGATGGTGTATAGGAGATTGAAAAGATGACACAGAGCTTCGGTAAGGGCGATCACGTTTGCCTGATTGACGGGTCGTGGTACATCTACCGCGCCTATTATGCGTTGCCTCCCCTGACACGCGCCTCGGATGGGCTGCCTGTCGGTGCGGTACACGGCTTTTGCCAGATGCTGTGGAAGCTGCTGAAGGACACAACCGACGAATATGAGCCGACACATCTGGCGGTCATCTTCGACTACCCGGGGGGGTCTTTCCGCAACGACATCTATCCCAACTACAAGGCGAACCGTTCTTCCGCGCCGGAGGATCTGGTTTCCCAATTCCCCATCATCCGCGATGCCACGCGCGCCTTCAACGTCGCCTGCATCGAGCAGGAGGGCTATGAGGCCGACGACCTGATCGCCACCTATGCTCGGCAAGCGCGGGAGGCGGGAGGCTACGTCACCATCGTTTCGTCCTACAAGGATTTGATGCAGCTTGTGCGCCCCGGCGTCGTCATGATCGACACCATGAAGAACAAGCGCATCGGCGTGGACCAAGTCGCCGAGCGCTTCGGGCTAGGCCCCGACAAGGTGGTGGAGATACAGGCGCTCGCTGGCGACCCGACCGACAATGTGCCGGGTGTCCCCGGCATCGGCGTCAAGACGGCGGCGCAACTGATCGGGGAATATGGCGATGTCGAAACGCTGCTGGCGCACGCGGACGAGATCAAGCAGCCCAAGCGGCGTGAGGCCCTGATCAAGTTTGCGGATCAGGCTCGTATTTCAAAGCAACTGGTGACACTGAAGCAAGACGTGCCTGTTGACGTGTCGCTGGGGGAGACGGGGATATGCGAATCCGGCACGCCTGATCTCCTCGGCTTTCTGACCAAAATGGAATTTGTCACGCTCACCCAGCGTGTGGAGGAGGCAATCGAAGCTGAACCTTCGTGGTGTACAGAAGGCTGAAAAGATGACCGTGCCAAAATCAATAAGTGCTCCAGTCGAGGGGGCCAAGCTTAGGGTTTTGAGTCTTGGAGCTGGGGTTCAGTCGAGCACAATGGCATTGATGGCGGCGCACGGCGAAATTGGCCCCATGCCAGATTGTGCTATATTTGCAGACACCGGAGCAGAGCCAGCGGGGGTATATGACCATCTTCAATTTTTGATGTCAGGTAATGTTCTACCTTTCCCAATCCATGTGGTTAACAATGGGAATCTTTATGAAGATCTCATGAAGGGCATGAACTCCACCGAAAATAGATTTGCTTCAATTCCATTCTTCACCGTCCACAAGGGGAAGAACGGCATGGCCAGAAGGCAATGCACATCAGAATACAAAATCACCCCCATCAACAGAATGGTGTCCAAATTATTGGACGGTAAAAAAAAGAAGGGGTCTGTCGAAATGTGGATTGGCATAAGCCAAGATGAGGTTCTCAGAATAAGGCCCAGCAGAGTTCAATATATTGTGAATAGGTTCCCGTTGATTGAGGTTGGCATAAACAGATCTGGCTGTTTGGAGTGGTTGAAAAAGCACGGGTATCCAGACCCACCAAAATCAGCTTGCACGTTTTGTCCATACAGATCGGATGCCAGTTGGAGAAAGATGAAGGGTGATGATGTCGACGCTTGGAATCAGGCTCTTGAGGTAGACGCAGCTTTGCGCTTACATTCTAGCAGGCTGGATGCAAAGTTATTTTTACACAGCCTGAGAAAGCCTCTGTCGGAAGTGGATCTGTCCACCGCCGAGGAAAAGGGCCAACCGGATTTGTTCAACAATGAATGCGAAGGGATGTGCGGTGTCTAACAAAGAACAGATCAGCATTAAGATGGAACCTGAGCTGCGCCATGTGCTGGCTCATATGTCCTACGCCATAGAAGCCCTTGCCAAAGGCAACCTTGGCGAGGCACAATACGAAATTGAAAGCATTAAGGGTCTGGTCTTTTGGGATAACGATGAGGCCATGGCCGCTGATGCAGAAGCACTCTTTGGTGGAGGTGAGGAAGATGGCGGGACGAACAAAGAATTGCAAGGGGAAGAATTGCAAAAAGAAGGGCAAGGGGGGACGAAAAAAAGGCTCCCGCAAGTGCAGCGGCAAACGTAAATAGTTGATCAATTGCCTCTATAGCTCAATGGCAGAGCAGCGTCCTTGTAAGGCGCAGGTTGTCGGTTCGATTCCGTACTAGGGGCTCCAAGTTCTGGCAGCGGCGTGGAAAGCAGACACGCGACATGCGTTTACATAATGAAGGCAATGTGGGCATGCAACCTTCACGTAAAGGGTCTCTGGTGGCTCCATGTTCCTCACCAGAAGCCGGAGTAGCGCCCGGCCTGCCTAGTTCATCGAGGGGGGAAAGCAGACACGCGGGTAATTCCAATTTGGAGGGATAAAATGGAGGGCAATATAATTGTTCTCGACGAGCACAGACCAGAGGCAAGCAAAGCCTTCAAGGATGCATGGCTGAAGGAAACATTGGAGCTTTTGGAAGCCGAATGCCTTGAGGACGAAGAGAGCGAACGTAAGGCAAAGATGAGAGCGAAAACCTTACCATCCTGATGGCCAAGAAAAACAGGAAAGCCCGCATACAGACAATGATCCGGCGAGACAGATCAGCCCGGAATGATAAATATGGGATCGGCGGGGCGCTTAAAGAGAGGCACAAGCCGGTGCCGGTCACTCTCGCCAAGCTGAAATTCATGGAAGATGAACCAAAAGATTCAGGGTCTACCTAAATATCTACAACTGACCAAGCTCATCGAGAGCCGCGCCGAGTGGTCCGTCCGGAGATCCATCAGGGGCCCGGGTCAAGGCCTTCATCAAAACATTCAGCGGACATCCGTATTGAAGGGCGAGGCTCGCGGCGATGGAGGCATCCCGCGATGCGGTGTTGACGTGGGTGCCCGGCTTCCCGGCCACCAGAAAGATCTCACCCGGCTCACCATTCTCAAAGTAAGAGACCGTGGCCTCGTAGTTCATTCCGTCGAGCCGAAAGCTGTAGGCGTTGCCGTGGCGTCTGTTGGGCAGGGCGCGTCGTATCATTTGATCCTCCAAAAAAATCCCGGCCCACCCATAACGAAGAAGAGTGGACCGGGCTCCTGTTGCTGCAGTTGGTGAGCTTAGGCTGCTACAGCCAACTCCTGCCACTGGTTGCGAGGCAGCTCGATGATCTTGGCTCCAACCCGCTCCAGCTCGGAGGCACGGTCGTAGCAAGAGGCATCTTCAGCCGCTCGCGTGATGGCGTTGGACAGGCCATAAGCAGACCCCTCGACCAGATGGTCAAGAACGGATTTGCCCTCGTCGTCGGTCAGGGCAAATTTCTCCTGAACAATCTCGATGATCTCCGACTTGGGGCGCTCGATGATCAGGCCGCGAGAGGCTCTTATCTGCTCGACAATTCTGTCAAACAGCTCGCCGCTCAGAGAGGCGCGAACAACATCGCCCAGCTGTGCAAACAGAGCACGGTCGGAAAGTTTTTTGGTCTCGTCCGAAAAAATCTCCGAGATATTTGAGTCCGCGCTGTCGACGTGGGCCTTGCCAAGATGTGTCCTGCGGATTTGACCCTCAGACCACACAGCGAGATTTGAACAGTGGACCGTGTGGGAAAGAGGGACGGCGGCCAAGGCACCAAACCCAGTCTCAGAATTGGTGACGCTGACTCCCGGCTGCAGAACATCAATCTGCGTGTGACCTTCACCCCAAACAAAATTCTCTTTACCGGCAGGCGGAATTTCAACCTTGATGTCAGGGATGATTGCCTTCAGGTAAAACTTCCGCTCCGTGACATCGCACGACACGATCTCTGCCTTGGATTCCTGAATGACAGGAAGAATGGCATTGGCTAGATCGAAGTTGTCGAGACAGCGATAGCGGTCTGACAAGAACGCACGCGCTTTGCCGTCGAGGGTTCTGACGAGGCGCTTGGCAGGGTTGGCCTTGAACCAATGGTTCACGTTCTCGGCGAGGAGATCGGGGGCTTCGTTGCGGAGCCTGTCATAATACTTTGCGGGGATACCGACGTGAGTGCCAATTTGGCGATGGCAGTTGTCGGTGGCTTCGAGTTCCTGATCGCCGATGCGAAGCTTGGTGCATCCTTCGTCAGGGGAAATGCTGAGCACATCCGTGTCAGCGATGTAGTCGTGTTTTGCGTCCTGTTGGCGGGTTAACTCCGCCGCGAGTTCGGTTAAGGTTTTTCCTGTCTTCACTTCACTTCTCCTTCTCAATTGGTGCAGGTCAGGCTGACCAGCTGACTTATTTGTAACGAACGGTTACATCTCCGTCAACACCTGTTTGTATCTTGAGACACATACACACAGGGTCAACGAATCACCCCCAAGCAAAGCATAAAGAAGTAAATGCAGTAACGATAAGCTATTGCTGTTCTCTGTTCTACAGTATTCAAGCAAACAAGATAATTTACCTAAATAAATTTAGATGTGCTATAATAGTGTATGGCCAAAACTTGGTCATTGCTCTTTGACAATCAAAGAAGGAGACCAGCGATGGAGGACACCTACATCGTTCATCTCAACGACGAGGCTCCCCGCATTGGTAGTGGGGTGCGCCTGATCAGAGTGCTGTCTCTCGGGTGGAAGTGGGTGAAGATCGAGAACCCATGCACCGGGCGTCAGAAGAAACTGAGCAGGTCAGTCTGGGATGAACTCAATGCCACCCGGCATCGCGGGTGACCAACGGGCCCCGGCTTCGGCTGGGGCCCACCAACAAGGAGAGAGAGATGAAGAACAAACCCAACAGAGTTTGGATCGAGCTAGAGCAGCCAAGCTCGGACGAAGAAGGAGAGCGCCGGGCGAAGCAGGCGAGCCGCATGCTGAAACGTCTAGGCGTTCCCTATTGTCAAGCAGTGTGGTGGTGGCCAAAGCATAAGGCATATTGCTTCACCATCTCCACGGCGGGCTGCTTTGTCGAGGCCACGGATAATGGACACTGGTACAACCTAGACTATCTGGCATCACCTCACTGAGGTCGTGCCATGGGTGGGGGCGTCACCTCACCGAGGTCACGCCTTTTTGGTAGTGGCACCACTTCACTGAAGTCACGCCCCCACCTGTCAAGCCCCAGTTACGAAGAAAACCCGGCGCAACTGGGAGGGTAGTAATGATTGCAATTATGCGCTTGTAACTGCTGGTTACACACTCTATATATAGGGGACGCCGGAGCCTGAACCGGAATCGACCCAAAATAGTGCGGGGAAAAATACAGGCAGCGCCAGCAGGGCCGTGAGACGTAACAGCCACGGTAGGACCAAGTCGCTCCCAAACCACTGGAAAGACCGCACGGCAGACCAGCCCCATCATAGGTAAGGAGCCCGACAGGAAATTTCTGCGAGTGCATTCCGATGGGCGGCTAATCGAGGCCATCCTTCAGAGTGTGTCAGCGCGCACTCTTAAATGAGAGAGAAGGAGAGAGACGATGACCCTGATTACATTTACACCGGCTTGCCGGGACAGCGCAGCGAAGATCATTGAGTGTCGCTGCGAGAATGGTGTTGCTGCATATCTGGTGAATGAAGTTGAGCTGCATCGGATTTACACCACCGATGAGAAGCGGATCAAGGCGCACTGGAACGGCTTCGTTGGATATCATCGCCAGCCATCACCCAAGCGATAGACGCTACTGTTCCGGTCCCGCCGCTCGCGGGGTCGGCGCAGTGTCGCCATGCGGCATGCAAAGAGAGACGGAGGACGAGATGAACATCAAGAAATTTGAGAGCCTCATAAAAGAGCGAGGTCGCCCGAGCGTCTTCATCGACGTTCAGAGCTTTACGGCAATTGTCCGGTGGCCATCTGTCATCGAGGCTGAGGAAATTCGGCTGGACAAAGGCAGAAACCCCAAGGCCCATGCTTTGGCATGCCGGATTGCCAGCTAATTAAGGAGAAGGAGGCTGAACCGTTGGAGGCTGGGTCCATTGATCCAGCTTCTCGCCGTGCAGCAACCGTTGTACGAATGGGAGAAGGAGAGATCAATGGCTACCACGATCTGGAAAGACAAACCCGCCTCCATTCTCACTTGGAGCGACACTGAAATAGTAGGTGGATGTGTGTGGAATTATCTTGAGTACAAAAATGAGCGAGGGGTGATAAAAAGATTTCGCAGTTATGCCAAATATCCTAATGGCTGGTTTCGTCTAGCAAAGAAGGTTTGGCATCCCTGCACCTATTTTGAAAACCTCAAGCTTTCAAGAATCCATTTAAGGGTAACAGTTGGGTAGATGCCTGACGCAACGGAGTGGGGCCACCAGCGGCCCCACCTAGATGCGCCAGCAGGAGCATCAAAGGAAAAGGAGGAATGCCATGACAAAATTTCGTACCAGAAAGTCCATTCCCAACCTGAATGGCACCAGCTTGGATGAGCTGAAGGAGCAGCAGCGCAAGGTTCACGAGGAGTGTGCCTCTTTGGCGCAAGCACTGCGGGCGGCTTATCCCCATGGGCGTGACTATCAGCTCAACGAGGGTGGCAGCCCAGCAAATCCCGGCTACGACTACAAGGGTGACTGTGAGCTGAGCGAAGTCATGCTCGAAGCAGTTGAAGCTATCAGGACCGCGTCTCACAATGAGTGGGTCCGTCTCGATGGCTTCACAAGGAGGAAGTCATGAGCCAGAAACAATTAGGAGCTGTGCTTGTATTCAAGCCCGGCACGACAATCGAGAAAGCCAAGAAGGCTCTCTTGAAACTGGACGATGCAGACTTGCTTGAAAGTCTGCCTAACATCGAGACGTTTGACCCCCGATATGGAGGTCCAGTTTTCTACGTCCCTTAGACGCCACCGACCCGGCCCACCACGAGAGCCATAGAAGCCGAGGGTGCCATTCCCTGCGAGCGATCTTGGTGAGCCGGTGCAGTGCCGCCAAGGCACAAAACGAGAGAAGGAGGAATGCATGTCAAAAATTGCTTACATCGACAAAAACTTCAGAGATGAAAGTCTGGGATTGATAGGCCACGCCAACACAATCATTGACGAGTATCAGGCTCAGGGTTTCGATCTGACATTGCGTCAGCTGTACTATCAGTTTGTTGCCCGGGATCTGATCCCGAACACTCAGCGGTCTTACAAGCGCCTCGGCGGCATCATCAACGATGCCCGTCTCGCCGGTCACATCGACTGGGAGGCCATCGTGGACCGCACGCGCAACCGGCACACCCATGCGACATGGGATGACCCCGCTCAGATTATCCGGGCGGCGGCCAGCAGCTATAAGGTCGATCTCTGGGAGACCCAGATATATCGGCCTGAAGTCTGGATCGAAAAAGAAGCGTTAATCGGCGTGATCGAGGGTGTGTGCAAAGAGTTTCAGGTTCCATATTATGCATGCCGTGGCTACAACTCACAGTCGCAGCAGTGGCGAGCCGCAGTCAGGGCCGAGGCTCACGAAAAAAACGACCAGCAGCCAATCATCTTTTATTTTGGCGACCATGACCCCAGCGGCATGGATATGCCTCGCGATCTGCGGGACAGGTTCAAGCTGTTCATAGGCGGCCATGAGCTGGAGAGGATTGCCCTCAACAAGGATCAGGTGGATGAGTATTCTCCTCCGCCAAATCCAACCAAGTTGACGGACAGTCGCTCGACTGACTACATCCAAGAACACGGTGACAGTTCATGGGAGCTGGACGCTCTCGATCCTCCGGTCATCGCCGGGCTGATCCGCAAATGTCTTGAGGGCATAACGGATCCGGGATCTTGGGATGAATCGCTCAAGCGACAGGCGGAGGGGTGTGAGCTTCTCGACTCTATCGCCAATGAGTATGGATAAGACGTTACTGTTCTGGCCCACCACCAACCATTGAGTTTCCTCCCATGGTCGGGGCCCTTCGGGGTCTCGGCCTTTTTTTGTTGCGTAACTCGTCGTTACAATATAGTCTTTGAACTGTGTCGCCTATCCGGTTGGATCTCCTGCCGGGTGGCAGCGCCAGAGAGGCCCGGTTCCCAGCCCCCCAGCACCCGGGCCTCTCCCCGGTGTCACTCCAGTTGGTGCACCACGGGGCCAGAGCGAGCCGTATCTCGCGTCGCTGTCTTCGCCGATGCGAGGCTCTGGCCCCACTCATAATGATGAACAAATAACAAGGATTGAGCCCATGTATGAAAAATTGAAACTAACCGAGGATCTGAAAAAAGCCTCACTCGGCCTGAGCCGTGAAGAGGCGAGATTTCTCGTCGACGCCTACTACCAGCTGCAGGATGCAAGGATTCGGGCGGCTGGACAAATCCGAGCAGTTCTAGACGAAACTCCCGGCATCCTTAGCTGGGTGCAACTTTATGTCGAGAACATCGAAGACGAAATCAAGAAGGCCCTCACAATGTATGCCTCCGGACACCCTGTCTGTGAGTGGGCCCAGACAGTGAAGGGCATTGGCCCAGTTTTGAGCGCGGGCTTGGTCGCCCACATCGATATCACCAAGTGTCCAACTGTCGGCCACATCTGGTCCTTCGCTGGGGTTAACCCCGAACAGGAATGGGGCAAGGGACAGAAGCGCCCCTACAACGCTGACCTCAAAGTGCTGCAATGGAAGATCGGCGAGAGCTTCGTCCGGTCGGGCGGCGGCGGGATTTACAACGACGTTTATAAAACGCGCAAAGAGCAGGAGATCGCACGCAATCTGAATGGAGATTTTGCCGATCAGGCGAAGGCCAAGTTGAAGAAGTTCAACATCGGCAAGAACACAGATGCGTATAAATGGTATGCAGGTCGGATCACCCGCAAAGAGGCGGAGCGCGTTCTCAAGCTGGCGGCTGCCGACAAGGTGGTGAAGCCCAAGCTGGTGAAGGAAGGGAAGGGCCAGCCCATGCTGCCCCCGGCCCATATCCATTCCCGGGCCAAGCGTTATGCCGTCAAGCTGTTTATGAGCCACTGGCATTTCGTAGCGTATTTTAACCACTACGGAAAGCGTCCGCCGAAGCCATACATCCTCGAACATGGCCATGGTCACGTTCATGAAATATTGCCTCCGAACTTCGATGTGAAAAGCAAGAAGGCAGCATAGTCGAGCCAATTTGAAAGAGAGCACCAACGGACGCGAGCGAGCCACACCTACCGAGAGCACCAGAACCCGCGAGCGAGCCATTACTTGTGAGAGCACCACAAACCCGGAGCGAGCCATCCAATGCGAGAGTACCAGACGAACCGAGCGAGCCACGGCCTTTGAGGGTGCCACATTATTGGAGCGAGCCACACCACTTGAGAGCACCATGTCCTGAGAGCGAGCCATCACGTCGGAGAGCACCATTTGGGGTGAGCGAGCCAACTCCTCGGAGAGCGCCAGAGAATTTGAGCGAGCCATTGAAGCCGAAAGCACCATGCAGATAGAGCGAGTCAAGAACCGAGAAAGCGCCATTCCATGTGAGCGAGCCAAGCTTTTCGAGAGCACCAACAGTCGGGAGCGAGTCAAGTCGAACGAGAGTGCCACGCCTATTGAGCGAGCCAACACATAAGAGAGCACCATCCATTGTGAGCGAGCCACCAGTTCGGAGAGTACCAGAAAATGAGAGCGAGCCACCCGAGACGAGAGCACCACAACCCCCGAGCGAGCCACGCGAGTCGAGAGCACCAATATCTAGGAGCGAGCCATGGCCCTTGAGAGCACCATAACAGAAGAGCGAGCCATACGATGAGAGAGTGCCAAAGCTCATGAGCAAGCCATCCAGTTGGAGAGCACCAACGTAGCTGAGCGAGCCATCGCATCAGAGAGTACCAAAAAGTGTGAGCGAGCCATCAACTATGAGAGTACCAATTTCAGGGAGCGAGCCACACATGATGAGAGCGCCACAATGGAGGAGCGAGCCATTTGTTCTGAGAGTACCATCAAAGGTGAGCGAGCCAGACTGCCGGAGAGCACCATTCGGGACGAGCGAGCCACCAGACCAGAGAGTGCCATTCATGAGGAGCGAGCCAACATCACGGAGAGTACCAAACAATGAGAGCGAATAAAAAAAACGAGAATGCCGGGCTTGTGCGCAGCTATGTTTATGGGCGGGCTGTAGTGATTGGGATGAAGAAAGAGGACGGCATTATAAGGCAGGAGGGTCCGTGGAGATACGAGGATACTGGAGAGGAGCGCAGCTCCAAGAAGGTAGATTGGCCCTGCCCGAAGTGCGGCCTCCTGCCCACAGTGGATGGGGAGGATCCATGCATAGCAAAACTCCCGGGAGTGACGGCTGCATGCTGTGGACACGGCGTCATGAAGGGATACGTAGCGTTTGATAGTGGGATAGTTATTCGCGGTGAATTTGATCATATAAAAGAGGAAACGGGGGGAGAGCCAGCCCGACGGAGAGTACCAAACAATGAGAGCGAGCCAAAGCGACGAAGAGCACCAGATCAGATGAGCGAGCCAGCGCACAAGAGAGTACCAAAGCCCATGAGCGAGCCAGAGGATGAGAGGGTACCAAACAAGAAGAGCGAGCCACCAACTACGAGAGCACCAAACAATGAGAGCGGCTGAAGCAAAGACTGTTAATCTGAAGACCAATACGGCCACGCTGGTTGACGGCAAGCAGGTCAGGATTGAGAGGATGTGGGATAAGAGTGGAAAGCCAGCTCAGGATCCTCGCATGGCCGAGTCGGTGATGGTTACCGGGCGCGAACGCGGCGACTGGGCGATCATCAATCTTGAAACATTCAAGGGAGAGGTAGTGCGATGAACATGGGGCAAATGTTGTCCAAGCTCAAGCGGGACAAAGAGATGTCGGATCTCAGGAAGATCATTGCTGAGTGCAATGAGCAGCAGGCGCGGATAGACGAGTTACGGAAGCGCCTTAAGGTGAAGCGTGGAGAAAGTTTAATGGAGGCCGTGAGATGAAGGTTGGACGCATGAAGATCACCTACGAAAAAATAGGCCAAGCTCTAGGTTTGCCAGAAGGCAATGAGGTAGTCGGGGTGGATGCTCAATCTTTTGAGGGCACAGTAGAGGAGACGATTAGCATTCTGGTTTGCGGCAGAGACATGCCTGAGCACCGCGAGGGAGAGGCCATTCAGACTGTTAAGGTGAAAAGGATTGTGGAATGACAGATACAAAGATGGTTGTGCGCCATCCACGACTGACTGCCCTGCTCGCTGCCAACAAGGCTCGCTTGCGCGTCATTGCGAAGAGAGGGGCCCGACGCATCCTGCTGGAGCACGGGATAGATCCCAGCATACTTGAGAGAGGAGAATGAAGGTGGGCGAGGCAATCCATATGAGGCACGCATATGTCATCCTAAATGAGTGGGGCAGTGTGTGGACTCATGAATCTTTTGACACCGTCCAAGCTGCTTGGAGCAAGCTCGAAGAGTTCTTCGGCAAGAGGCTGGATAGAGATAGGTTCAGCGTGAAGAGGGGCGAAATAGGGGTCACGATTGAAGAGGTCTGTGAGACCTGCGGCCAGCCACTTGGAGAGGACAAATGAAAGGAACAGCCATAACTGCAGCAGAGCTTCAGAAAATGACATTCAAGAAGAACCCGTGGGGTAAGGATCATGAGGCCCTAGCCAAAACTGTCAGGGCAAATTTTGGCAACGTCCACAATGACTACATACGAGCTGTAGTCTGGCGCTATATCGATCAGAGCAAGGTGTCGCTCAAGGAGGCCCGGCGCTGTGTTCGCCAAGGGTATTCCTCACCAGCTGCAGCAAGGCATGACGGTGTCTTGACGTAATGACCTGAAGTCTCCATTCTTGAGCGATGAAAAATCGAACCAATCGAACGCAAAAGCCTAAGACAATTAGCCGAAGAATGAAATCTGCTGTTGTCGAGAGACGGGCCAAGAAGCGCAAGTTCCTAGCCCTACTGGAAGACGGCAGCTCAGTCAGGGATGCACGTAAGGAAATCAAGGTCGCAGTCTCTACGGTTTATGCGTGGTACAAGAACGATCCTGAGTTCGCTGAGATGTGGGACCAGTACATGGTCCTTGGCGATATGAACAATCAGGTGGCTGCCAATCGTCGCGGTGCCAAACAATCCGACAAACTCCTCATTTTCATGCTGAAGAAGCGCATGCCTGACCAGTATGGAGACAAGGAAGATCGCGGCGGCGACACTACGCTATTCAATATGCAGCAGATCAACATTGCGAGCCTATCTGATGTCCAGCTTACCGAGCTTATCTCCAGACTCGACGACCGAATGGCTCAAGAACAAAGCCATATCCGAACAATCGACGCGACACCGTCAGATAACCAAGAAGTTCGGTAGATGGGATGGAGATCCTGCCGGGTTCATTGAGCAGGAGCTTCTCGGTTTCATCTGGTCGAAGCAGAGAGAGATCTGCCAGAGCGTCGTCGACCACCGCTTCACATCAGTGAAGTCCTGCCACTCGGTTGGCAAGACAGCTATCGCGGCGAGACTGGGGGCATGGTGGTTATCGGTTCATCGACCCGGAGACGCCTTCCTCGTGACGTCAGCTCCGACTGGCTATCAGGTCAAGGCTCTGCTCTGGCGAGAGATCAACAACATTCACAAGCTGGGCGGTTTGCCCGGCAGGACCAACACGACAGAGTGGCTGTTCGGAAATGAGCTGGTGGGCTTTGGCCGGTCAGTGCGAGACGCGGATCCGACAGCATTCCAAGGCATCCATGCACCGTTCGTGCTTGTCATCCTCGACGAGGCTTGTGGCATCACGTCAGCCATCTGGACAGCAGCCGAGACGCTGGTGGCCAACGACGACAGCCGCTTCCTCGCCATCGGCAACCCGGACGATCCGGCGACAGAGTTCGGCAACTCGTGCAGGCCGGGCACCGGGTACAACGTCATTCAAATTAGCGCCTATGAATCTCCCAACTTCACCGACGAAGAGTGCCCCGACTGGCTGAAGCAGCAGCTGGTGGGCGAGCAGTGGGTGGAGGAGCGGGCGAAAAGATGGGGTGAGGAATCACCACGGTATCTCTCTAAGGTCATGGGAGACTTCCCAGAACAATCTACAGACGGCTTGATCCCCATCACGGCAGTCAGGGAAGCTGTGGCCCGTGAGCTGGAGGCAGTGGGCCCTGTCGAGCTGGGCGTGGACGTGGCTCGCTTTGGTCTGGACAAGACCGTCATCTACAAGAGGCAGGGGCCGGTGGCGAGAATATACAAGAGAATGACCAAGCGCGACACCATGTGGGTGACGGGTGAGGTGGTCAAGGCCATCAAAGATACCGATGCCACGCTGGTCAAGATTGATGACATCGGTCTTGGCGGCGGAGTAGTTGATAGGCTTAGGGAGCTGCGTTTCGAGGGCGAGTTTGACGCAGAGATTGCTGCCATCAATGTTGGCGAGCAACCTATCACGAGCGCAGCCGATGAGGTTTTTTACAATAAGCGAATAGAGCTGAACTGGATGATGCGGGACAGGTTTGTCGAAGGGGATATAGACATCGAGGATGACGATGATCTGCAGGTCCAGATCGTCAACATGAAATACAAGCACACCAGCCGGGGCAAGCTGATCCTTCAGAGCAAGGCCGACATGAAGAAGGACACCAAGCTGCCCAGTCCTGATGAGTGGGATGCCCTCGTATTAGCTTTCACACCGAGGGAATATGGTGTAGATATGGCCTTCATGGAGCAGGCTGAAACATTCACGTATGACCCATTCTCCATCCCAGAGTTCTGGCCCCGGGTTTATGCCATCGACATCAACGGCAACGAGATGTCAGTCGTGTGGGGGTCATGGGACACAGAGAGCGAGACCGTCTATCTGTACGACGAGTTCATATCCACTCGCCCGGACATTTCAATCAATGCATCATCGATCCGCAAGCGGAAGGCGTGGGTGCCCGGCCTGTTTTACATGCGCGACCATGGCCGGTCGGAAGAGCAGGGGCAGGGCATGATCAATGCGTTGCTCGACGAGGGTCTCGATATCTTTGAGAAGGAAGAGGACATGGAGATCGCCGTCAACGAGATGGTGGCGAGGCTGACAAACCAGACGCTCAAGGTGTCGAAGAGAATGGAGCGCTGGATGGACCAGTACCATAAATACAAGCGCGACAAGAAGGGTGAGCTGGTCCAAGAGAGGGATGGCCTGCTCAGGGCATCGGGGCTGATAGTGCAAGGAGGTCAGTTCGTAGCCACTACGGCTGATATACTAAACGCGAAACCAGACGAGGTAGCCAGTGACGACACAAAAAACCCATCGACCGGATATTGATCCGGTCATCTACAGACGGATACATCGCGGGCCATCCATGGAGCAGATCGTTGATCGCATTTGCTGCAAGCATGACGTAACGAAGTTGGCGCTGTTGTCCTCAGACTTCAAATACCGCCGAGCAGTGACCGCCAGATACGATGTGATCAGGTCTCTTCACCGCGTCTTTCCATTCCACTCCCCTCACTCTCTGGCCTCTTATCTGGGGCTCAGCCACACGACCGTGTACCGGGCGCTGGGCAGGGTGAAGGGCAACCCGTCGACGATATGAAGGGAGCGCCAAATGAAGTGGGCCAAGGAACCAAACCGAGGCGCATCGTGGGGAATGGAATATCCATTCTTATTCGGCCAACTGGTTTCTGGCCAGTGGGCTGTGTGGGAGAGGGTCACTGGTTTCGTCGTGGCGGAGTTCGGTGAAGACATTTATTCAGAGGCAAATGCATCGGCGCACAGCCGCCGCATAAACCGAATTGAAGATGACCCAACCATGCCAGCACAGCTTGACATGGTGCCGTAGAGGATTGAACCAATGAACGAAGTGATCGAACACGTAGCAACGACTGAAGACCTCACCAAGCTCACGCTTGAGGATTTGTTCAACAAGGCCGCAACGTATGGGCGCATCAACGTCTTCGCCACCGACAATATGGAGCATCCCAAGAGATACCAAGTGGATATCCATTTCGAGAGTGTACCCGGGACATCAGTAGAAGCCAGCAGTGAGTTTGATATGGAGATCAACGAAGCCTTCATACAGGCAATCACCCGGGCCCAGAAGATTGTTGAGTCCTATGGGAAGGCCTAGAAAAGGGCACGAGATAAGCCCTCAGCTTATTCTGGAAACCTACCAGAAGGTGGGCAGCGCCAGAAAGACCGCAGCAATCCTGTGCATCTCAGCAAGTTCCGTCGCCTATCACTTGAAGCGCATGGGAGTGTGGAATCCCATGAAAAAAGACAAAAGATCAAAGAAAGAGGAAGAGGCGGAGGTCGTAGACCCTCTCCTCACGGCCCTGAAAAAAGAGCATCCAGAAAGGTGGGCGGCCATTGAAAGAAAGTAATTTTAATGTCCGTGGCTTTCTCAAGTGGGTAGAGATGGTGGGCGGGCAGCCTCAACAGCCACACACAGAATGGGAAGCCGCACGCTACATACTGGGCGGGATCATACACGTCATCCATCGCGATAAGAGGGGCAACGTGAAGATGACGCGGGGATCGTTTGAGCACTATCGCATGTACGGCGCTGGCACTGTGATGAGAGTGGTGAGGCGCGTCACACAGAAGAAGCGAACAGCCCTTGTCAATTCTCTCTTGATCCGTGATGGGGATCTGTGCTCTGTTTGCCTCCTCCCCCTACATGAGGACATTTCCATTGAGCATTGGCTCAGTGTGGAGGCTGGGGGGAACAATGGCGAAGCGAACGTGAGTTTGACGCATGCTGTATGCAACCAGATACTCGGCGACCGGCCAGTTGGTCACAAGGTCAGCATCTGCTCGATCATTCGCGAGGTCTGTCCTGACGAGCCTCCCGACAGGCATCACCATGTCTGGTATGACATCAGGCAACAATTCCCACTGAAAAATGGCAATGGAGGAGAGGTGACATGAACCTTCTCATTATTTGCTCGATGGCATTTGGGTCAGCAATCTATGCTGCCGCAATGTCGAACCATTTGCATGGCTATGTAGTGGCCGTGTCATTCGTGTGTGGAGCGTTGACAGGAACCGTGCTACTCATGACAATAGTCATGTTGGCACATTGGATTGATGGAAGGATTGATGACGATGGGACAGAAGATTCCACAGATACTATTGCCGCCTAAGCCGAAGGTGATCCGTAAAAACAGGTGCCAAAACTGCGGTTACTCCCAGCTTATGAGGGGGGCTGACTACGAGTGTCATCGCGGACCTCCCGCCGCGCAGGCCTTTCCCGTGCAAAGCCAGCAGGCAGGCCAGCCAAACTTCATGATCCACACCTGTCATCCCATCGTCAAAGACATCGACTGGTGTGGTGAGTGGAAGGCCAAGCTGGATTCATAGGAGTGATTTTAATGGGCGAGAAAGAGACATCACAGAGAATTTCCACGATTGCCACAAGGGGCCTATGCAACCCCCTGAGTCTGACCGCAAGGGAGATAGAGCAGGTGTGTGCTGCAGCTCTCACGCAGGGCAAAACGTCGTGTGGCATCATCGGCAAGATCAAGAAAGCGCTCGGTGTGGGATGAGCAAAAAGAGAACTCCCACTCTGGCATGGACCAATCCTGAGGTCAGGTGGCTGGGTAAGGCCTCCTTGAGGTTGTTCAGGATCAACAAGCTGAACACATTACAGATTGCCAAGCGATTTAAGGTCCGCGAGCAAACCGTCTACAATGCAATGTACAAGGAGAGGATGCGTGAGACAGCGTAGCATGGGCGGCGGCCCTCGCGTTCACGGGCTGGAGGTCCGCTACGTCGACGGCCCTAAGGTCTTGCACAAGGTTGGGCGCAAGCACGAGAGGATGGTGATTACCAAGCGCGTTGTCTTCCTCGATCATTCGAGATACACGGGATCGAGGCTGCGCGAGATACGAGCCGAGCATGGGGTTGGGCGGCCATGGAGAGCGCATGAAAAAAGAGATTGATAGAAGGGGATTCCTTGGCGTTGCCGTTGCAGCGCCTGTCGCAGCCAGCCAAGCTTTCCGTACTGCAGCTGGATATGAAGCGCTGGAAGGGCACGGCGTGCCCGACTGCCCAACAGATTATGTGTCGACTGATCGGATAAATCCTTGGGACGTTTATAAAAAGCTTGGTCTCCCTGACTGGAAGAAGGCAGAGCTGGCAGAGGAGGCCAAGGTGTCTCTCATCATTGATCCCGGCATCGATTGTTTGAGATCGTGCTCGTGGGGCGCTAAGGTAAGGATGCAGGCCAAGGTCAACTATGGCAGAGCTATCCGCAAGAGCCATCACTCAAGAGAGGTTGATGGAGTTCGTCGGGCATTCAGTAAAAAATATAAGCTGGAGTGGATATAGGAGGATGACATGAAACGTCGAAGTTTTTTGAAAGCGATGGTCGCGGTTCCCGTCGTGGGGGTCTTGGCCACCTGCAAGCGAGACTACTTCCCGTTTGGCAGAAGCTCTGAGCCGGAGACAAAAAATTCAGCGAGCCTGTCGGGAGACTTTGGTCTGGCTCCTGTTAAACGCGAAGGCGGTACAATTATACATAAGGACGTCCCTGTAGAGCTGTGGGAATCGACCCCGAAGTGGTTCGCCTAGCATGGCCGAGATCCGTGCCTGCGCCCGGTTCAGTGTGAAGAAGTGAGGAGTCGTTATGCGACGAAGGTTTTGGAGATTTCTTGAGCGTGCATTTCTCGTTATGGCCGACAGGTGCCACGACGCCTCTATTGAGTGCTGGAAGCGTGGGTGGCTAAACCCTGTAATGAATGTAGCCAGAAAATAGGGAGCCTTTGTGAAGTACGGATGGCCGGGAAAGAAGCGCACTTATCACACAGGCCGCAAGCGGTGCCGGTATCTGAAGGACATGCGCGCGGAGTTCTCGACGTACAATGAGGTGACTGAAGTTGAGCCAAGGAAGATGGGCAAGCCGAAGCGTAAACGTAATCCGAGAGGCTATCGAGATCACAGAGGAAGGCTGATCCATGTATGACTGGGAGCGCAAGTTCAATCACGAAAACGAAGAGAGGGAGCGTCTCTATCTCATCAAAGAGACGAGCCGTGGTTACTATGTAAAAAAGTATGATCACCCGAATGAGAGGCTTACTTATCTGAGTAAGAAAGAGGCTTTCAAAGAATGGGGTTCATCTTCCCGCTCAGATAAGAACTATCACGAGTTTTGGGTGAAGCGCGATGTTGTGAAAACCAAGATTGATAGCATCATGCATCCTGATTATAGTGATGGCGGTCGAACATTGATAGGTTTGTTCGGGGCACTAAGAAAAAAGGCAGAGTGTAAGCGACGAAAATGCCGGTGGCATCAATATGGTCGAGAGTCCTATTGCGGTTTTGGAGAGGATGCGAATTGGGGCTGCGAAACGTGTAACAAGGACTTCGTTGTCTGTATGGATTACTACAGTCCTGCTTACGACAATTCTGGCAAGGTTGTTAGCGATGTCCGGTGGGGCAAAATCGCAACGCTCAAGGCATATCGTGACAAGCACCGCCAGTACCGATCTGGCCTTGGAGGCTGTACCGACACGCCCCTGAGTGTGGGGCGATAAAAAAAGGAGACGTTTTGATGACTGGACGTTTAACGATAGTGAAAATTGCGGACGAGCATTATGGTTGGGAATTTACAACCGACAAGGGAGAAGTGCTGGTCAATGTTGACGGCTATGCTGATGTGGACACGCTCAAGAAAGACCTGAAGCGTGTGCAAAAACATCTGCCCAACGCCGAAATACCGGAGTTGGTTGTGCCATCATAAAGGGTAAGAAGAAATGACAGCATTGCTCAGAGAGCGCGTCGAATTTACACGCGATGAGGTGCGCTTCATGGAGAAGTCATACCTAACCGAGCCTTGGTCGAAGATCTTGGACAGGCTCTCGGGCCATACTGTCAATTCGATACGGGGCAAAGCGAGCGCACTCAACCTGCGTCGGAGGAAGACTGACAAAAAATCCCAGCACACCATCGTCGAAGAGTTGAGGATAGAGCGCGAGAGATCCTGCTATAGTCGCCGGGCGCTCGCTGAGAAAATGGGATACAGCGAGACCTCATTATTTCGCTGGGAGACCGGGCGTCGTTCCCCTACAATGCAGCAGATCAAAGACTGGTGTGATTCCCTAAGTGTCACACTCACATTCACGCACAGGGAAAATGCAATGACCGACAGACGGATAGTGACAGCCGTTGAGCTGGCCACGAAAAAGATCAAGGTGCTCGACGAAAAAGCGGAAGGCGAGCCTGAGGTCTCCAACGTAAATGCAGGAGGAATAGATGGGAGATGGCAATCGGAAGCTCTGTATTTGAATGAAGATCAGGCCATCCTTGCGTATGAAAACACTCTCAGGGACTTCCTAAAGCACAAAAAAGCATCTACCATTCGCTTTACCAAGGGGCCAGTGATTGACCGCTGGCACATTACAGTCGCCGACTCGGCAATGACACATCGGGCCGCCGAACAAAGATTCACCGTCACCTCCACCATTGAGATTTACGACTGAGCTTCCGGATTGCTTGTTGTGTTGTGCCATAGGTTTTAATCCTCATGGGAGGATGCTGTCATGGCATTGGACGACGCACGGTCTGGTTATCTTGTAGAGGGTGAGGAGACGCCTCCGCTCATCAACGGGCCCATCGAGGGCAATGAGTATGAGGAAGAAGGCGAGGGCGAGGAAGATCTCCATCAGAAGCTGATCAGGTGGATCAGCACTCCCAACATTGCCGAAGAGATAGACGACGACACCATCAACCAGATTGGTGCTCGCGTCATCGAAGAGCTTACACTCGACAAAGTCAGCCGACAGGACTGGTTGGAGAAATCCGAGAAGGCGATGCTTCTCGCCACTCAGGTTGCCATGTCCAAAACCTACCCATGGCCTGACGCTTCCAATGTAATTTATCCCCTCATGACTGTGGCGGCTGTTCAATTCTCAGCCCGGGCATATCCCTCCATCATTTCTGGTCGGCAGGTCGTCAAGGGCGTGGTCCATGGCAAGGACAACGGAGAACCCCTGATTGGTGAGGATGGATCTCCCATCATGCAGATGACGCCGGAGGGTCAGCCTCTCCCAGTCTGGAAAGTGCAGCCGGGCGAAAAAAGAGCACAAGCCGACAAGATCGGCGACCACATGAGCTATCAGCTTCTCGAAGAGCAGGAGACTTGGGAGGAGCAGGTCGACAAGATGCTCATCATTCTCCCAATCGTCGGGAGCTGCTTCAAGAAGTCGTACTTCGACACGACCGAGGGATACAACTGCTCGGATCTGGTCTTGGCCGAGAACCTCGTGATCAACTACGACGCTCCGTCAATGGAGCGGGCACCGAGGCTCAGCGAACTGATCAAACTCTATCCCAGCGAGATCCTAGAGATGGAAGCGGCTGGTCTGTTCCTTGAAAAAGAGAACGGATATGGAGTGCCGTCTGACGGGAAGGGCGACAAGGATGCTCCTCATGTATTTGTAGAGCAGCACAGGCGCTGGGATCTGGATGGAGACGGATACCCTGAGCCGATCATCGTCACCGTGCACGAGGAGAGCCGGAAGGTCGTTCGCATCGTCGCACGCTATGATGGGGATGGCGTCAAGATTAACAAAGAGACCGGAGAGATCTCCAAGATCATTCCTGTCCACTATTACACCAAGTTTGAGTTCATGCCTTCGCCGGATGGCGGGATCTACGGCATGGGCTTCGGCCAGCTGCTGAGCCCGATCAACAACGCAATCAACACCGCTCTCAACATGATGATCGATGCCGGTCATCTGAAAAATTCGAGCACCGGCTTCATCGGTCGAGGTCTGTCTCTGAGATCTGGATCCATCAGGTTCAAGCCGTTCGAGTATCAGGTGGTGAACACTCCCGGCAGGGCCTTGAAGGATGCCATCGTTCCATTGCCATTCAGTGGGCCGGATCCAATCCTATTCGAGCTGCTGGGTCTCCTCATTCAGTCCGGCGAGAAGGTTGCATCGATCTCGGACGTGATGACGGGCGAGGCGGCCAATCTTGCCAACATGGCACCGACAACGCTGATGGCTCTCATCGATCAGGGGCTGAAGGTGTTCACGGGCATCTACAAGCGCGTCCATCGCTCGCTCAAGTGCGAGTACGACAAGCTCTACCGTCTCAATTACCTCTACATGGAGGAGACATCTACCTATCGCCACGGCGAAGAGTGGAAAGAAATAACACGAGAAGACTACCGCAAGGGGGCAGGAATTGCCCCTGTGTCGGATCCGTCAATGGTCTCCAGCATGCAGAAGCTGGCCAAGGCCCAGTTCATGCTCAGCTTCAAGGATGATCCATACATGAACCCGATTGAGATCCGTCGTCGGGCATTCCAGTCGACCGAGATCGAGGATCTGGATCAGCTGATACTTGATAAGCCTCCGCCCAATCCACAGGCTCAGAAGCTGGCGTCAGATGCCGAGATGGAAGCAGTCGAGATGCAGATCAAGGCCGAGGATTCCCGCATCGGGCGCATCAAGGACATCAGCACGGCAGTGCTCAATCTGGCCAAGGCCGACAAGGAGAATGGTTCAGCTGAGCTGGACTGGACAATCGGCCAGCTGGATCTGCTCAAAAGGCGCATGGAGACAGAGAACGGCCAGCCGTCAGAGCAGGCCCAGCAGCAGGGTATCGAGCAGCGCGGTCGAGCTGGTGGTGGTGAGCCTCCAATCGAGGGGGCCCGGCAGGCTGAGGACGGCAACTGGTACATCGATGACCCGAACCGTCAGGGCAAATACTTGATGGTGGCATGACATGGCTGGTCCAAGTATATTTGACAGCCCTCTCGGTCAGTCTTTCACCAAGGTCACGGATTTTTTCAGCGGCAAGGAGAAGAAGCCTGCCGACGTCTCCTATATTCCGACAGATCGCACCCCTAAATTTGCTGAGGAAGAGCAACTCACTCACACGATAGATGACCTCGACCGGCATTGGGTTGGGGAGAACGGACCATTCCCCAACAGAGAAGCTGCAGCCGCTTGGGATCAGGAGAGGCGAGAAGCAGCCCGCGCTCACATGCCTTCTCCGGCAGCGACAACTGAAGAGCAGGCGGAGCGTGACAAGTGGTCAACATATGATACTGGAACGCCCCACGCCGAGCCTCCCAACGTCATAGGCAGAACGTCTTATGGCAGGGCCATAGTCAAAAACGAAGATGGGTCTCTCTCCACCAAGAGAACGAGCACATTCCAGTTTCCAGATGGCAAATGGTACAACGCGCCGACCATGGACGAAGGAGGCAACCCGCTGACCGATGAGCAGGCCTACCACAGCGTCACGTCCTACCGTGAAGAAGAGGGATCTGGAAGCGTCGAGATATTCGGGAGCGATCTGTACCGTGATCCGGTTACCGATCAGACGCTAAGTGGTTATGGCACGCGAGAAGAGGCAGAAGCTGCCGCTCAAGAGGAGAGCGACAGGGCAATGGAGAATGTTCCATATCACCTCCGGCCTCCCCAGTTGGTGGAAGTGGAGCATGACCCATTCAGTGCTGAGAATGATCCGCTGGGAGAGAGGGCCGAAGCCGAGGCCGAGCCTCTGGGCCGAAACAATATCCGCGTGACTCCGGGCAAGGCCCTGCGCCGCATCAACCAGCATCTCATGGATATGATGGAGAGAGGGGTGACGGCACCGGGAGAGGCATACAGCGGTGAGCTTCAGGTTATTGGTCCGGACGGTCATGTGACCGATGAAGCCATTGCCCGCTCTATAGAGATGACCCTCGCATCCATAGGCGGCGGCGCAGCTGCAAACGCAATCATAAAAGCAGCTGGTCGAGACATCGCCAGAGGAAGACTGTCCTTCGCCGGTCGGGGAATTAGAGACCAGATCAAAGTCAAAAGGAGAATGCGTCAACATGAGGGTCTGCTGGCGGCAGACGAACCTAGCGCTGGCAGGGCTTTAATACCGCTTGCGGAGCAGGCCGGAGAGCGTATAGTCCAGCCTCGGACGGGAGCCATAGGAGGCGTTGATGAAGGTACTCAAGTTCTCGGACTTCAAGAATCGGAGGGAGTGGCTGGAGGCAGTGGGGGAACTGGGCTTCAGCGACCGGCAGGGTATGGAAGAGAGCATCCGGCAGGCAGTCTCGAACAAGGAGATACAGGAGCCGCTGTACGCCCACCTGCCGAAGTGGGCGCTCGCAGCCCTGACCTAGAGCCGACAGCAGCGCAGAAGGCCTACGACGACAGCGCTGGCTTCTTCTCCGGCATCACCACAGGCGAACTCCAGTCCCAGATCCCACAGATCTCAGGCTATGAGCCCGTGATCCCCCTGCGACCGCAGGAGAAAGCGTTCGAGGGTGCGCGCGGTGAGTTCAAGCATTACTTCGAGGATCACATCGCGGCGTCCATTCCCGGCCATCCTGAAGTGCAGGCTTCGGTTGGCTCCGCCATCGTCAGGGCATATGGGAAGACTGGTGCTGATGTGCTCGACATTGGGGCGAGCGAGGGGGCACTCAACAAGGCAATCACCAAAGCCAGCGGCGGCAAGATCCGCACGGTCGCGCTGGATCCAAATCTTGACTTTAAAGTCACGTTTGAGAGCAAGCCGCAGGCCGAAGGAGCCACGTTCGTCGCCGAAGCCTTTGGCACGCCAGAGCAGGCAGGAAAGTTTGCCTTCAATCACGAAACGACGCCGATCAACTACTTCGACCCGAAGGGCCAGAAGTTCGACGTTGTCCACGAGTCGATGACCTTCCAGTTCATAGACGCTGAACGCCTCAGCAAGTTCGAGGCCGCCAAGGATCTGCTGAAGGATGATGGCGTCGCCCTGTTCGAGCAGAAGGTCAAGGCCGATGGCACTGACGCATGGGCCACGAATGAAGAGGCCAAGAACCAGTTCAAGCGTCGACTGTTCACCGAGCAGCAGCTTTCAGACAAGCAGGAGATAGCTCTCGTCGGCATGAACGAGAAGATGGTGCCGAAGCTGGAGCTGGAGCAGGCGCTGAAGGACACGTTCAAGCACGTCCGTCAATACTGGGATAGCGGCAACTTCAAGGGCTACATCGCTTCTGAATCCGAGGCGGCCATCAAGAATTTCCTGAACGGAATGCAGGACACGTCATCGAGCTTCTCGAATGTCGGCTATGGCTTCAAGCTGTCAGCCAATCCGAAGGAGGCCGCGCCTCTTCTTGCTGCCCTGACGCGAGACGTTGATGCAATGGGCTTTGTGTCCCCCACTCTGGAGGCGGCGAAGAGGCTTCCGGCGAAGGGCACAGCCCAGCAGATGCTGAAGCAGCTGGAGAACAAGCTGGGCGGCAAGCCGAAGGAGATCGAGGCGACCGGGCTGCCAATATGGATTGAGAGACGCTCAAGGGGGCTGTTGAGAAAAAGTGACTACGATCAAAGGTATAAGCTGAATGTATCAGAACTCATCGCCGCCACTAGGAAGCTAGACCCCGCGTCGGATCTGTTTAAGCGTGTGCTTGAGGCCAACAAAAAATATCAGGACTTCATAACTTCCAGTTTGTTGGTAGATATGGAGCAGTTGGATTCCTCGATCATTGACACGTTCGCAGATCTTCTCGGTCGAGACATCTTCCAAACTCCTCAAGTTAAGAAGGGCATGGTCACGCGAGATGAGGTTGTCCAGTATCTGAGAGACAATCGCGTCGCCGTATCCGAGGTGGCGCTTGGAAAATTCGAGGACGTAGGAGATCTTGACGAGATAATTATAGATGCTCGATTCCACGCTATCCAAGAATCTGAGCAAAAATTTTTTGTTGATGAAGCGCAGGACGTAGAGGGCAATGAGACCGGAGAATGGGTTCTTTCGAGTGAGTCGTCTGGAGAAGAAATAGGTCGATATAGCAGTGAAGATGATGCCTATGCAGCCTTAACCGAAGCTGCCGAAGAACTAGCTGAGGGCTACGACCATCTTCCCGGCAAGCCAGAAACTGTGTTCTCCGGATACCAGCAACCTCACGCCGGAGGCGAGTACACCGAGCGCCTGTTCCACATGCCCGGACACCCCGGCAAGTTCGAGGGTCACCACTGGCAAGATGAGGGAGTCCCGCTGCCCATCTTCGCCCACCAGAGGGTGTCCTATTATCAGAGGCCTACGCTAGAATCCCCGGAAGCGACTGCAAGCAGGGAGGCTATGGTATCTGCTATGCAGGCAGACAGGAGAAAATTGCATGATGACATCATAAATTTTAGACAAGAAACCGTTGCTAATTCTTCCCAGAACGACCCCATAATTCAGGCAAAGCATCGCAGCATGGAAGAGGCTCACGGTCAGCTTGGCTATAAGATTAGGGACACTCAGAATGAATTTTTTGAAGACATCTACTTCGTCGGCGAGTACCAGAGCGATCTGGCTGATGCCATTCGTGAGGGGGGAGGTCTGACCGATGCGACGGCCAGAAGGAACGCGCAGGAAGAGCTGGTGGTGTACGAAAAAGAACTCGCCGCAATGAGGGTTGAGGCAAACCAAATATTGAAGAGCGTCATTGAGAAGGGCGATATGCCCATGCCAGATGCCGCCAATGATGATCTTGGCCAATATTTTAGGGAACACGAATCAATTGCTCTCTCATCCATGGCAAATGTGGCTAACCAAGTACGCAACATACCCACCAGAGGAAGAGCGAGGGAGCTGGCTGAGAGGGACTCCCTAGTGACACTGAGGATGCAAGAAATAGAAAACAAACTCAGGAGATCAGAGAATCTCTCCCATCCCTTCGCCAACACCACGACCGACTACGTCGACTTCCTCATCAGGGCAACTCTGACTGATGCAGCGCGTCTCGGCATGGACAGGATCGTCTGGACGACGCCGGAGGACATCACTCTGGCCTCCCATGGTCAGCTGGAAGGCAATCGCGAGTTCTACGGCAAGATCGTTAGGAACCGCATCCAGAAACAGCTTAAGAGGCTGGGCCCGCTCGCCGTGCTGGAGAGGACAGCCGCTCCGCACGACGCGCCTGTTTTTCGCGATACTGCATACACAGAAGCGGAGGTGGATCAGGCTTATGAGGATTCCGCAAGGCTTAGAGAGCTTATCCTTCATACCGATAGAAGAATACAGACGCTTGTGAGCCGGGCACATGCAGAGGGGTATTCCCCTCCAGCTCCCGGGATAGAAAGCTATGCTTATCTGGAGATGTCCAAACGCATGGCAAAACCAGATGCGATTGGCGTTTCGGAATCACTCAAAAGCGAAATAACAAAGGAGCATGCCACGCGGGATGATTTTAATCAGGCATATATGAAAGCCCAAGAAATTCTTGATGTATCCCTTGAAGACAAGAAGGGAAAATTAGTCCGCGCTGACCCAGAAGTTGGTGAGGTGGAAGTCAAAAAAGATCCCACGGGACACGGCTTCAGGCTTCACAGCAAGAAGACAGGCAGTGTGATGCCCGGGCGCTTTGGCACATCAACTGAAGCCTTCGAGGAAGCGGATAGGATGAGTCTTCCCTTCAAGAGAAAGGATTATATGTCCATCAAGCTCTCTCCGGAGCTGCGCAAGCAGATCATGGAGAATGGCATCGACCTGTTTGCCAACAACCCGAGGGCTGCGGCGATGATCATCACCGCGCTAAGGGACGCAGAACAGGCAGCCCAGAGCGTTGGCTTCCGTCGCTCGGTTGCAGGAGGCATGCGGTCTCCCATCATCGGCACCGGCAGAAAGGGCAAGACCCTCATCAAGGACATCGCCAAACACTTTGACGCACAGCACATGGAGAAGTATGGGCGCAAGCTGGATCCTATCGGCAACCCTCAGGACATGGACACGATCATCGCCGGAGCTGCGTCGGAGATCCAGCACCAGCAGTCCCAGCCTGTGACTGGCGAGGGGTGGTATGGCGAGGATGTCGAGGAATCTTTCCGGCAGAGCACTCCGATTGTGCCGAGGCTGGCCGAGAGCGAACCGTTGCGTGTCCTGTCAACATTCATGACTGCCATCACATCAGGCATCAAAAACCCGGTGGAGAATTGGGAAGCTGGCATGGACATGCTGGAGGCCTACGAAGAGACCGGAGTGGTGCCGACGAAGAAGGCGAGCGGGAAGAACTGGGGATACAACATCGCGCCTCAGGTGAACATTCTCAATCATCTGATTGGTACGATGGGAGAGGAGGGGGCGGCCAGATGGTTGCTGTCCCTGCACCCGGTCAAGGAACTCAACGAGGTCCGAATAGCATCAGGCTATAAAAAGGGATCGAAGGTCGTTGGAAAGATGGATGACCAACTCCTTGGAGGAGAGGCCTTCGGTGCCAAGTATGGTCCGTTTGGGCTCGGCATGAATGGGTTCGAGAATACCGTGAGCGACAGGTGGCACACGAGATCCTACAACCGTCATATTGGACGGCTTTCGGATGTTCCAAAGGGATACAAATCTCCAGCTACAGATATGCCGCGCAACTCCACCGAACGTGCCGCAATGAAAGCTTGGAACATGGGGGCGGCTGACGAGGCGGGTATCAGCGAGCTGGATGGTCAGGCGGTCCTGTGGTACTATGAGCAACAGCTTTACACCGATGCAGGAGTTCCCAGTGAGCCACAAAAGTTCTCAGAAGGCGCAGCGAAAGCCCTCCAAAAAAGAGGGTTTGCAGCGCAACCGCGAGATGTTCGCCCGAGCGATGAAGGTCAAGCTGGACAACAACGCCAAGGCGCTGGCAGCACGCTCTTCTCAAACCCAGACGAAGCAGCCGGTCTAGCCCTCCTCAATCAGCGAGATCCCCTCGGCTTCTATTCCCGGGCCTCGCGCTCTGCCGCCCAGATCAAGCAGAAGAAGGGCCCTCCCGGGGCCATGATCAACCGTCTCAAGGAAGGCGGAGTGACCGACGAGGAGATCCGGTGGACCGGCCTCGACAAGTGGATGAAGAGCCGCAAGAGCGTCACCAAGGAAGAGGTGCAGAGCTATCTCCTCGACAACCGCATCCCCATCGAGAAACACCTGAAGGTAGGCGGGGGTGCGAAGTGGAAGGACCATTATGTCGAGGGCGGTCCCATAACCACTCCCGGTGGATCCAACTATCGAGAGATCCTGTTCTCCTACGCTCCAAAGAAGCCCGGCAAGCCGATGTTCCTCTCGTCTCACTTCCAAGAGCCAAACTTGATTGGTCACGTTCGCTTGCAGGACTATCCGGTGACCGGGGGAAGCATAAAGCCAGTCGATGAGGCGGCCTATCTAAAGGATCTTGCGGATTGGCGCAGGCAGCACGATGCGTGGAAAGCCAAATATGCAAAAGCGCAGATGAGCAACTTCAACTTCGATCCATCACCGGAAATGAGAGCCTTGTCGGCGCAAGAGCCTGTGAGGCCTTCTAAATCAAGGACCGCCCTGCTGTCAGAAGAAGAGCAGTCGGACTGGGCCCAGTATGGTCGCGCACACGGGTTCTCGCCCGGTGCCCGGGAGGCCAAGGAGGCTCTGAGAACTAAAGTGGATGACATCACTGCGGACATCATGAAGCTGAACATGAAGGAAGGTAATCTCAAAAGCAGGATGATGGACTTGGGATTTTCGTCAGGCGCATCCGGCACTGTAACCAAGCTCTTTGCAACCGGCAACACCGCCACCAAAAAGCAACTGGTCGACAAGGCAAAACTCGACGAGGAGATGAAAGACACAAAAGACAGGATGAGAGATCTGATCAAGGGCCGTTCCAATCTTCTCAGATCTCGGGTTCCAGCCGAGGAGGGCCCGTTGATCACGGAGACATCCAAGTGGACCGAGTTCCTCGCCAAGAACATCATCATGGAGGCGGTGGATGGAGGCTACAAATACATCGCTCTGAAGACCGGCGCATCTCAGGCTCGACGCTATCGCCTCGAGGAAGATGAAGCGGCGGGAATGATCACTTACTATGATGGCATCAGAATTGATGTGTGGCGTAAGCTTCTCAAGGAAATTGACCCAGAGATCAAGATTGAAACAGCAAATCTCCAGCAGGAGTCCAGAGACGGAAGTGAGGGGGAGGCCATCTATCTAATTCGCGTCACCGAGGCAATGGAAGATGCCGCTGGGGAAGGTTTCTCACTTATGGCGGGGGGTGTGCCCTTTACGGACGACAGAAAATCTGAATTAACGCAGGTAGAGCACGATCCATTTGCTCCTTCGGAAGGAAGCCATGGCCCAGACGCACGACCCGCACAACGTACCGAAGCAAGAGCGGCAAGATGAAGAAAAGCCGGTAACGATTTATGGAATGTCGGAGGTTGAGTTCAACCTCTGGAAGCGTCATCCAGCAACCGTGACGGTTCACAAATTCATGAAGGAATATGAGAGCACCCTGACAGAAGTACAGCAGGCCCGGATCAATGAGTCTGAGCGAAAGATCGACCTTCACATTGAATATGAAACCAGAGGTCGAGTTGCCATGCTTCAGGAGATTGGCCCCGATCTGACTTTTGAATCACTGCTCTCATTCTATGGAAACAAAGACCCTGCCAATGAGCCAAGGCCTGAAACCGAGACTCCTTAGCACTGACCTCGGCCATTATGTCGAGGCAGTATGGAGCGGTAAAAACGAATCCGGATACGAGCCTATAGGCGACCGGGTTCTTGTCTTGCCAAACGTGGCGAGCCCCCAGACCTCGGGCGACGTCTACATCCCAGACGAAGTCATCGAAAACAACACCTACTCCTCGGAGACCGGCATTCTGATTGCCGTGGGAGGAGATGCTTTCCTGTGGAACAGCGACCGATCCAGAGAGTGGCAATCGCTGAAGCCAGTGCCCGGCGACAAGATATTCTTCGAGAGATTTGCCGGAGGCATTGTGCGCGGGATAGATGGCAAGATGTACCGCATCATGGATGACAAGATGATTGCAGCGGTGAAAACAATGGATGCGGAGGAACATGGCGGAGCCGTCTCCAATCCGACCGGCAGGGGGGAGTCGGGCTAACGCGAATCTGGAGATCTTGAGAGACGGCTAGGATGGGCCACCGTCCACCGACATGGCACAAGACCCCAGTGACCCCCGTTATTTAAGAGGAAAAGAAAATGGCAGACGATAAAGACCTTGAAAGCCCAGAAGCCATAGAGGCCAGAATGAAGAAGGAAGCCTCCGAGGAAGAAGGCGGCGGTGGCGAGGGCGAGGGCGAGGGCGAAGGCGGAGAAGACACCGAGCTTGAAACTCGCGCCCGCCGTAATGGCTGGAGGCCTCAGGATGAATATCGAGGCCCGGAAGATGATTGGCTGCCAGCCGAGGATTTCATCAAAAAGGTAGAGGAAGAGGTTCCTGTTCTGCGGGAGAGAAATCGTTTCCTCAGCGATCAGCTAGGCAAGCAGGAATCCCAGCTCAATGAGCAGGGGGTCAAGATCGACGAGATGTCATCTGTGCTCACGGAGTTCAACGAACACAACAAGCGGTCTGATGAGAGGGCATATGCTCGCGCCAAGATCGATCTGGAGGCGCAAATGGCAACCGCCGTAGAGGAAGCAGACACCGACAAATACAATAGCGCCAAAGGACAGCTTGATCAGCTCGACGAAGGCAGGCTCGGAGACAATAAAGATGCTGGCGGTGCTGGCGGTGATGAAGGCAAAGGTCAGGCCAAGCCGCCTCCCCTCACTGCTGGCGAGCAAGCCTTCATTGATGATAACCAGCACATCTGGCGTCATCGTGGAGCAAAGAACGAGATGATTACTCGGTACGGTGAAAACCGGAACAACGGCATGTCGGAAACCGCTGGCCTGAAAGAAGCTAAGGAATGGACCGAAGATCAATACAAGCCGGAGGCTCTCGGGATCAAAAAGCCAGAAAGCCGCAGGGGGGATCCACCGGCAGTCGGCAAGCCGAGCGGCAAATCAAGAAAAGCCGCGCCCAAGAGATCGTTCGACGATCTACCTCAAGAGGCCAAGGACATCTGCGAGAGATTTGAGCGCCTCATTCCAAATTACAAAAGAGATCAATACGTCAAGGACTACGACTGGTCGTCAGTCGAGGGAGGCTAACATGGAAACGAATGCACCGGATCCGAAGACAGCAGCACCAGCCGCGCCAGCAGCGCCAGCAAAGCCAACGGTGGAAAAGGCTCCGCGCCGGGCAGTGAAATCCACGCCAGCGGTGGAGCCGACCAAGGAGGCTGTTCCAGTCAGCGAGGGAGTGTCTGCAGACCCGGGCCCTCATGGGCTTCCCAGCATGTCGGAGATGAAGGCCCGCAAGGGGGCGCGCAAGCCATTTGGAGCAATGGACCAGAAGCTGTACTGGCCTGCAGTGCCGGGCTGGCACCTGCATTGGTTCAATGATGTGAGCAACAACATCATGGAGGCTGATGCCCACGGTTATGTTCACATACTTGACAAAGACGGTAAAAAAGTAAAACGTGGTGTTGGATCTCACCCAAATCAACCGGGTGGAATGTCTGCATTTCTCATGGCCATTCCTCAAGAGTGGTACGAAGAGAGCAAACGAGCCGAGCAAGCAGAGTTGGATAAATTTGACGCTGACTTGAGAAAAGGGGCCGTAGACGGAACTCCCGGCGAAGATGGGCGATATGTTCCTGAGGACTCGACCGGCAAATCCCGTATCAAGATTGAAACTGAGACGGGCAAGCAGACTTAAACTCCCTTCACTTCAGATTCACGGACATGACTTGCGTCTTCGCATGGTGCGGAGGCGTGTATCCTTTATTTGGAGAAGCATCATGGCAAATGTCGATGCACCATTCGGGTTAGCGCCAACGCGCCATCTTGATGGAAGTCCATATAACGGGCAGCACAGGTATTACTACACCCCCTCATCTCTGGCCGGAGACATCTTCATTGGTGATCCCGTCATTGCGTTGGGGGACGCCAACGACAACGAAGTGCAGGGGTATGCGGCTGCGACGATACCCGAAGTAACCATTGCAACAGCTGGTGATGGAAATATCATTACCGGCGTCGTTGTTGGCGTGTTGCCCGTTACAAATGACTCGACGATCTATCGGGAGGCCTCGACCGAGCGCATCCTGATGGTCTGCGATGACCCTGATGTCATCTATGAGATTCAAGATGACGGAGCGGGGGCCCTTGTAGCAGACACCGTTGGACTCAACGCGGTGATGATTGCAGGGGGAGGTGGTTCCACCACTACCGGCAGGTCTAGCTGGGAGCTGGATGGCAACGCCGATCCACCGGCAGCTGATCAATCAAATCAGCTGTTCATATATGGGCTCAGCAAGAAAGAGGGTAACGAGGTCGGTGACTTCGCTATCTGGGAAGTGCTCATCAACACTCACCAATACCACGGCGGCGCTACCGGGCGCATCCTTGGTATCGCATAGGGAGGGCTGACCAATGCCAGCAATTTCTACAGGCGCACATGCCAAAGCCCTATGGCCGGGTGTCGTTGCTTGGTGGGGCAGAGAGTACGACGAGTACGCTCCACAATGGACGGACTTGTTCAACTCGCAAAACTCCGACAAAGCATACGAGGACGTGGTCGAAGACGTCGGCTTTGGTCTTGCGGCAGTCAAGCCCCAAGGCGAAGCAATCGTCTACGATACGGACTCTCAAGGTGCCACAACTCGGTTCCAACACATTGCATATGCCCTCGGGTACATCATCACATTCGAGGAAATGCGCGATAACTTGTACGTGGAAGTTGCGAAACGGCGCACGCCGGATCTCGCTTTCTCGGCACACCAAACGAAGGAGAATGTTGGCGCGAACGTCTACAATCGTGCGTTCAACTCATCCTTTACGGGCGGTGACGGAGTTGAGCTGTGCTCACTTGTGCATCCAACGCTCGGCGGCAACCAAGCCAACGAGCCAACAGCCGGATCTGATCTGAGCGAGACAGCCATCGAAGATCTCTGCATTCAGATCCACACAGCAACCGACTCGCGGGGGCGCAAGATCAGCCTTCGCGGTATGAGCCTGCATATCCCACCGGCCTTGGAGTTCGAGGCCAACCGTATCCTCAAGTCAGTCCTCCAGAGCGACACGGCAAACAATGCCGTCAATGCTCTGCGAGCGACCGGCAGCCTCCCTGAGGGTATCAAAGTCAACCAGTATTTCACATCAACCACACAGTGGTACATCCGTACCAACTGCCGCACGGGCATGTTGCACTTCGGTCGTGACCCCATCGGGTTTGATGAGGACAATGACTTCGATACGAAGAACCTCAAATATTGCTTCTACGAACGCTACAGCGTTGGCTGGGGTGATTGGCGAGGCGTGTACGGCAACCCGGGACCATAGGAGTTCGTACACGAATGGGCGGGGGGATGTTCCCCTCGCCTCTCACCATCGATTATCCTTTTAGCGGGCCCTGACGGGTCGATTGGGAGAAAGAAAATGCCTATCAATTCCAACTATCGCGGGGGTTTCCCGGGAGGCGTGTCAATCAAGAATATGCCTCTGTTCCCCACCTTCACCAACAATGTCTTCTGGGTCGATTCGGCTACGGGAGCAGACACCAACAGGGGTAATGAGAGACTTCCTCTAGCCACCCTTGCGAAAGCCCTTACCAAGAGTGTTGCCAACAAGGGTGACATCATCATGGTCATGCCCAATCACGCCGAGACGATCACTGGCGTGGGCGGTATTGCTCTGGCGAAGGCTGGCGTAAGTATCATTGGGCTTGGTGTCGGAGCACAGCGTCCACGGTTCCTGATGGATGGTGCGGCTACAGTCACCGCTACAGTCACCGCTGCCGATACCTTGGTTCAAAACTGTGTCTTTGCAGCTGGTCATGCGGACGTCGTTCGTTGCTTCAACATCACAGCGGCTGGCTTCACGGCTGTCGATCTTGAATTTGTCGAGAACATAGTGGCTGAGAACTTCCTCATTCCATTCGACTTCTCGTCCACGACAGACAACAACGCAGATGGTGCATCCATCATCGGGTGTCGCTCACTTGGCCTTGATGCTTCAGCGACCGAGTTTATAGCAATGACGGCTGACTGTGATCGTCTTACCGTTGAAAACAATACGGTCATTCAGTCTGGATCCACTGACGGCGCTCTGATCAAACAGGCAACCGGCAAGGATCTGACTCTCGTTTCGGTCATGTGGAACTTTGTACAGCATGCCATGACGGCTGGTGATCTTCTGATCGACAATGATACGACAGCGAATACGGGCATCGTCGCCCACAACCGCTGCCGCCATGCCGACGTGACCACTACTCATTCGCTAGTTGATTGCGATGGTGTTGGTCTGTTCGACAATCTGTCGGTTTCTACGAATGTCCTCTCGGGCTTCGTACTTCCGGCAATCGATGTCGATGGGTAATTGGGCCAGTTCTGGGTTGCATACACCTTCTGGAGTTCAAGGATTCCGGGGGTGTATGCGCCGGGGACAACCAAGGTGACAGGAGAGCGCTATGCGCCCAAGAGAATATGACATAGACCCGGCCAACGCCAATCTCATCGGCTTCGCATCCAATGTGACCGGAGCCACGTTCACCCTGACGGCGAATGACTCTGGAGACAGTCTCGCTCATCAGGTTAGCGTCAAAAATGACAGCGCCACGGATCATTCGGCCAAGACCCTTACGTTTGTTGGCACTGATCCGGATGGCTTTGCTCTGACGGAGACAATCTCTGCTCCGGGCACTTCGGCGACCGTCGAAACTGCGGGATATTACCTGACCCTGACGAGCGTAACGGTGTCCGCGACAATCGGCGCTGACACGTTTGATATCGGGTGGGTCGATGAAGTCTCGACGAGAACCATTCAGGTTGATGACAGATCCTCTGTCCCGGTCTCGGTTGGCATTACGGTAACCGGCACCATCGACTTCACAGTGCAAGAGACGCTGGAGGCTCTGGACTGGCACCTTGGTGCCAATGGCAAAACCTCACAAAATCTGGATTGGCACGGCATCATTACTCCCGTCGATCTGCTTGCCATAACGGCAAATGCGGTTGGCTTGGGAACTATCGGAGCTACTGCCATTCGCCTGATCATCAACAGCTACACAGACACGGCAGAACTCCAGATGCACGTCTCTCAGCCTCACGCAGATTAGGGCGTGGATCATGCCTGCTGGCGGCAAATTAGATTTGAGGACGGCTAGACGTGGCAACGGCAACATTCACTCTCTTCGACGAGTTCATTCGCTATCTTGGCGATGGCACAATTGATCTGGACAGTGACACGTTCAAGTGGATCTTGACCAATACCGCTCCTGTCGCCGCAACCGATACCCTCCTTGCCGACATCAGCCAGATCTCAGGATCAAATGGCTACACGACCGATGGCGATGCCGCTACGTCAGTGACGTGGGCAGAGACAGGCGCAGGGACAGGCATATGGCAATTCTCCACAGCTGATCAGACATGGACGGCGGTTGGCGGAGTTCTCGGAGGAGGGTCGTTTAGGTATGTCGTCCTGTATGATGCCACTCCTATAATTCCACTCGGTCCTCTCGTCGGCTATCTCGATCACGTAACATCTATCTCGCTTAACCCAGACACTTCGTTTACCGTCGATGTTGGATCAGCTGGGCTTATCCAAGTGCAGGAGGCTTAAGTGAAGAGCGTAGATAAAAAAATTGCAGAGCTTAGAGATAAGCGAGAGCACCTTGGTCGCAAGGGTGAAGAAATCCGACTGCAGAGGAGGGCCCTGTCAGCTGAGATAAGAGAGCTTGAGAGCACCTCGTCTCCTGACAAAACAGACAGGCCCAGCGTTCACATGGGGGTGAAGCCAGCTGCGTTAAATTTGAAGCCCGGGAAAACAGGATAGACGGCCATGGCAGCCCCAGTCCTTGCAGATCGTGTTGGTGAGAAGATCACCACAACCGGCACCGGCACTCTTGATGTTGATCAGGGCGCGGTCAGTGATCAGTTCTTCACGTTCGTAGACTCTGGCATCGCGACCGGATCTCAGGTTGGTTATCTGCTGAAGGACAATGACAGTTCCGATGTCGAGGTTGGGTACGGCACATGGACAGACGCCGCTCCGGACACCTTCAGCCGAGATACGGTCACGGCCTCCCGCATTGCAGGTGTTGCCGGAACATCGAAAATCTCTCTCTCCGGAAATGCCGAACTCTACATTACGATTTTGGCGGTAAATGTTGTCCCATACGACGATGGAAATATATTTCTGCAATCAGCAAAAAAGATTGATTTCAATGCTGGCGCAGCAACAATAAGCCAAGTTGGCGCGGGTCAACTCCTGTTCTCAGGGTCAGCATTTACCCATGTCGAAGTCCACGGCAATTTACAGATGGGGGATGAAGCAACCGGGGTTTTCAAGGGAAATATTTTCTATTCTGACAGCGACCAGTTTCCTTCTTTCCTTGTGCGGGCGGGAGGAACAAACAAGGCAATTTGGCTCAGTGACGTAAACACCGGAAATATGTTCTTCGACAGCTTGGGGGACATTAAGTTCAGGGACAATGTAGCCGGTGGCAATGAGATTTTTGTGGCCCGAAATTCGGGGGCTGTGCAGTTTCAGGATGGAGCGGAAGCAACACCGTCAATCGCGTTTCTGAATTTTACCACTACGGGTTGGTGGGTCGAGGCAGGGCCACTCCTCCACGCCTCTATGGGCGGGACAAAGAAGTTTACGATAGATAATGTCGGCAACGTAGTTATTGACGGCGAGTTAAATATCAACAAAGCCAGCGGCTCCACTCGCGTTGTTGTGCAGGGCGTAACCAATTCCCAATTGATTCTGCAACGCTACGCAGACAATACCGAATCACCTTTTTTTACCGCTGAGAAATATCGCGGCACAATAGCGAGCCCCACCACAGCCGCCGTAAATGACAGATGTTTTTCGTTTTTTGCCCGCGCATATAACGGGACACAGATTGAAAATGCCGCTGCCATATTCTCACGGATAGAGGACATGGATATTGCGGGCGATGCGAGCAATCACCCGGCAGCAAATTGGGAATTTCACACACGCGACGCAGCTGACACAACGCAGTTCGACGATGGCACGCTGAGAATGACCCTCACTCAAGAGGGGGTGCTTGAGCAAGAGGTCGCAATCAAGATCAGGGAACGCGCGGCAGCAGTTGCCGATACAGCGGCTTATGGTCAATATTGGGTTTTGAACACCGCCCCCAACCTTCCGTATTTTACAGATGACGCGGGGAATGATTTTGAGATTGCAACATGGCCCAACCTTCACAGGAAGGATCAAAACTTAATTGTCAATTCTCACTTCATGATTTCTCAAGAGAATGGGGATACGGCGGGGACAGCGACAGCTTACTATCCTGCCGATGAATGGCAATTTCAGTTCTCAAGTGTCAACTCCGCAACATTTACGGTGGGGCGTGATGCCAAGCCCTTTTCATCCAATCCCGAAATTGAATATGGGTTGAAAGTTGATTGCACCCTTGGCGCTGTGCAGAGCGCGGGAGATATTGCCCACCTTGAGGCTCGTATAGAAGGCAAAAGAGTTGCCGGTAAACTCAACTGGAACAACACCGGCACAAATTATGATCTCAATATAGGTTTTCTGGTGCGCGCCGATTATACGGGCAGCGCGGCAATCGCAATTCAGAACAGCGCCCGTAATCGGTCCTATGTTGAAGATTTCAGTTTCGTAGCCGACACCGATACATGGATCAACATAACGGTCCCGGCTGATACGCTTGGATCGTGGCTCGAGACTACAGGGGTTGGCCTCAGATTTCTCATTACATTGGGTGCCGGGAGTTCAAGCCAAGGCACAGACAAGACCTGGGAAGCCACAAACGATAAAAATACAAGTGCAAGCAGCGATATTATGGACACCACAGGTCAGACCTTCTGGCTTGGTCCTGTGATCTTACATCCCGAGCCTATCCCTGTTCCAAAAAGTGCTGATCTGCTGCATTTGACCCGTAAATATGAATATGACGATATGTTTGAGTGCCGCCGCTACTTTCACCAGATGGAATTGGGGAATGGTGTTTTTGCTGTTCTTATGGCAGCTCGTTCAACGGCTGTTCTCAGCGGTCAGATTATACATAGTCCACAGATGAGGGCAGCGCCCGCGTTGGCAACGTCCGGTACGGCCGGAGTGTTGGGCGTGGGCGGTGAATCTCTTAGTTCGTTCTCTTTCCAGGCAGGGCGTGAATTGAGTTCAATCACATGGAATGATGCCGGTACTCCATTCGTCGCTCTAAGCACTTATGGCCTGACCGGCGTTGGCGCGAGTTTCTTCTTGCAAATGAGTTCGAGGCTATAGAGATGGCTAGATGGGTTCATGTTAATGAGAGTGGGGTGGTTGATTTTCAGCCAAATAACAGTTTACCTGAAGAATGGAATGGAGAGCTATTGGCCGGACTCACGCCCGCAGAGTTAAAGTTTAGAGGATTCTTACCGGAGGCTCAGGTTGGATTTGATACTCCATACGATCCTACAACCCACCGGAAGCTAGGCCCGAAGTTCACTCCGGGCCCGGATGATGTTACTGCTACTTGGGTGGTTCGTCCGAAGACCTCGGAGGAGTTGGCGGAAGATGCAGAGCTTGAAGAATCTCATGTGGAGGGTGTTGCGAAGGGCAGACATGGAAAACTTCATTTTCGTGAAGTAAATGAGATTAGGATTCTGAAAGGTCAACCAGCCCTGACGGGGGCTCAATTCCTGAATTTTGTCAGAAATCTATAGAGGTGAAAAATGAACGAAAAAGCGAATGAAAAGCCAGACGGGGAAAATCCGGAAGCTGAACAGATACCCACGCCGGAGATCAGACAATCTCCTATACCTAAATTTGATCCACAGCAGATTCAAGATCTCTTGGATGCTGTTACTACACAACGAGATCAGGCAATGAATGCCAATGCAACGATGCAGGTTGCCCTCACCCGCCTTGAGCGGGAAAAAAGGATTATGGAGGGAGAAATAGCGGTGCTGACTTCGTTGACTGGGAAGAATAAGAAGGCATCAAAGAAGCTGCCGGAGCCTAAGGGCAAATAGGAGGCTATCGTGCTTGGCTTTGGCGCAGTAGCTCAGTTTGCGATTGCGCAGGTCCGCGAGAACTCATTTACTCTTTCTGTGTCGCCAGCCGCCATAAACATAACAGGCTCATCTATAGAAGTTGAGCCTCTCATACCGGACGCAACACGAAAGGCATTGTTAGTCGGGAGAAGAGGCAGCCAAGGACTCAGGCCGCCACATTTTTGGAAGGGCGTCACCTAATGGTTATGCGTCACAAAATTAAGCCCGGAGACTGGCTCAGCGTTTGTGATCGCTCGGGCTTCGTCAACTATGCTTCAAGGATGAGGAAGGAGTGGAACAATCTCAGAGTGCTTGATCGTTTTTGGGAGATCCGCCAGCCGCAGGATTTCGTTCGCGGCAAGCAGGATCATCAAGCGGCTCCACACACACGGCCACGAGGTGTTGATACATTCGTCGGCCCCCTTACTACTGAAATAAATGCGGAGCATGCGGCTGGCATTCAAACCATAACGCTAATTGATAGCTCGAGAATGACGGCGGGAGATTCTTTGCGCATTCACCATAATGATCTGAACATCGATTCCTACACAGTCCAGTCGGTGGACAACGCCACAGATGTAACGCTGACTGAGGTTCTGAGGGGGGCGGTATCGGTTGGTAATATAGTCGTCGACTACTCAGCGGTTTCGACTCCATAGGGGAAGACAATGGCCACGTCAGCATCATCAGACTTCAATCTCAATCGTGATGAGATCATCGAGGGGGCCGCTCGGAAGATACAAGCGATCCGAGCCGGGGCATCAATGAGTGACAAGATGCGTGCAGACTTCGCCCAAGCCTTGAACGCGATGGTCAAGCGGTGGATGTCCTCCGGCATTCACGTCTGGAAGGTAACCGAGGCGACCCTGTTCCCTGCAATCAACACAGCTGAGTATGCGCTCAGCAATGCGGTCACTAGCGCTCATGCAACCGAATCTTTTGTGGATACGCAGATGGCGACGGCAGCCGCAAGCGGGGCATCCACGCTAACGGTTGATGACGATGCTGGGTTTGCCAATGCAGACAATATTGGCATCACACTTGATGATGGCACGATGCAGTGGACCACGATCAACGGGGTTCCGGCAGCAAACGTAATTACCTTGACCGACAACACCACGGACACGGTTGCGGTTGATAACAGGATCTATGGATACACCAACAAAATCGTGCGCCCCCTTAAGATCACCGATGCACGGAGACATGACCCCGTGAACGTGATCGATACTCCTCTGACAATAATCTCTAGGTTCGAGTATCAGTGGCAGCCCGAGAAGCTGAGCACTGGTGAGATCAACCAGTTCTATTATGATCCACAGCTTGGAACCGGAAAACTTTTCCTCTGGCAGGTCATCACTGCTGTGGGGGATCTCGTGAAATTTACGTGGCACAAGCCGATTGAAGACTTTGATTCTGCGGGCGACAATCCAGACTTGCCGCAGGAGTGGATTGACACATTGATATTCAATCTGGCGGTGGTCATGGCTCCAGAGTTTGAAGTGCCGAGGAATGTCATGGAGGGAGAATATGGAGTTGGGGCCCAAGCCGACAAATATCTCGACCAGCTGACTGGATATGATCGCGAGCATGAGGGCGTCTCCTTCGGTATGGATTTTGACAGATGACAAATATTCCCTTCGGCATCATGAGCTACAAGTCGGACAGCCTGCCTCTGTCGGCGCAGAGCTGTGTCAATATGTTTCTCGAAGCCCAGCCGAAAGGAACCAAGACGATCACACCCATCTTTGGTGTCCCGGGTATCACTGAGTTTTCAACTTTGGGAACGGGCCCGGTACGTGGTCTTCATAATATGGATGGCACGGCTTACGGAGTTGGTGGGGCAAGGCTTTACTCAATCGATTCCGGGGGCACATCCGTAGACCTTGGTGGAAATATTTCCGGCACATCAAATGTGTACATGGCCGACAACGGCACGGAGCTGGTGATCGTCAACGGGACTTTCGGATATATATATGATGTCGCGAGTGGATTCCGAATTATCAGTGACGCGGACTTCAAGGCAGCAAATAGCGTGGGCTTCATAGATAGCTTCTTCATTCTTGATGAAGCGGGAACCGGCAGGATTTACCGTTCCCAATCTCTGGATGGTACAGCCTACGACGCTTTGGATTTTGCAACCGCAGAGATGGAATCGGACGACGTCGTGGCTGTTTATCCTCACAAGGATCTTCTCTATGTTTTTGGGGGCAGAACCACCGAGCTGTGGCGCAATGCCGGGGCAGCAAACTTCCCGTTCGTGAGGCTCCGTGGCTCCAGCCTCAAAAGAGGTCTGGCCAGCACCAACGCCATAACCGACGATGATGAGTCCGTGTTCTTCCTCGGCAATGACCGGATTGCATACAGGCTGCAGGGCAATCGTCTAATCAGGATTAGCACGCACGCGCTGGAGCGAGAGTGGGAGGGATACTCGTCTGTGAGTGATGTTATCTGCAACTCATACACTTTCGGCGGGCACAAATTTATCAACTACACATTCCCCACCGGGAACAAAACATTTTCATACGACGTGTCCACTAAGGTGTGGCACCAGAGGGTGTCTCATGATCGAACCGGCATCAGTCTGGGGAGATGGAGAGTTAATGCCATCGAGGAGGCTTACCAAAAAACTCTGGTGGGAGATGCCTTCAGCGGCAAAGTTGGGTTTATCGACAAAACCGTGTTTACGGAGTTTGGTGACCGCATTCTGGCAGAGGTTGTGTCTCCCTCGCTCCATGGCAACGGCCAGAGAGTATCCATGCCATGGTTTGAGCTTGATGTTGATACCGGCGAAGGGCTCACTACCGGACAGGGCTCAGATCCTCAGGTCATGCTGTCGATCTCTGACGATGGCGGGAGGTCGTTTGACAATGCAGAAATCTGGAGGAGCGCTGGCAAGCTGGGCGAGTATGATGGCACCATCTATCAGCTCAGGTGGGACCGTCTTGGCCGTTTCCATGAGCGTTACATCAAGATCACAATGTCGGATCCTGTCAGGCGCACAATCAAGGGGGCCCGGGCACCGGGGATCAAAGTTGCGTGATGGCCATACCTGCAGCAAATATACCCACTCCGCTGGAGCAGCCCCACGATAGTATTCAGTTTACCGACCGGGAAGGTCGCTTGACTGACTATGCTCTCCAGCTCCTTGAATCATTCAGAGATCATGTAAACGCAGGGAACCGGGTCATCCCATGTGTCGGAGTGGCCACAGCAAATCTATATACGCTAACACCGAACGACGCCTCTCCGCTTCTGGGGGGGTACATGGATTATGAGGTTTTCATTTTTAAGGCCGACCGAACATCTGATGGAGTGGTAACGGCAACCGTGGTTCCAAAGGTCGGGGCTCTCAGCACTTTGAAAGTGTACAAGAGCAACGGGGCGACCCAAGCGACCACAGGCGACGTAGTTATAAACAGCGTTTATATGCTGATTTTCGCTGACCATCTGGATTCAGCAGCCGGTGGATTTGTTTTGAAATAGGAAGGGATCGCGCATGAATAATGTTGTAGACATTACAGATCCAGCGGAGCCAATTGCACTAGCGCGCGAGATGGTTGACAGAGCGATTGGATGCAAAGCAGCTGTGGCTATTCTCGTCCGAGATGATGGGACAATTTGGTACGACTGTAGTGGTCAAGAGCGGATGTCTATTGTCTGGGCACTGGAAAAAATGAAGCTGCAAATCCTAGCCGACAATCCTGAATTATAAATGGAGTCCCTATGGCCGTTGCAATACCTAAAGACCAAGCGTCATTCATGCTCTCGCCTGTGCACGCTATGCTTGAGCAGATCTCCACGGTGAAGGATGTCGAAAAGCTGAATGAGCATCTCAATCATCCGGACGTCATCGAGTGGGTTAGAGGGGAGGCTGTGGGGGGCCTTGATGGCTCTGATCTGCTCAAAAGTGATCGGGTGGTAATGCTCCACGGCGACCATGGCAGCATGCTTGTCGTCTGCATCATGGACGGCATGTATGACATCCACATCCAAGTTTTGCCCGAGGGACGGGGCAAGTGGTCCCAGCTGTTCTTTAGGGCATGTCTCCATCTGGTCTTTACAAACATGAATGCAGTGGAGATAATAATGAGACGCCCCCATGGCAACTTGCCTATCCTCACAATGATCCGAGCGATAGGGGGTGACTACCAATTCACGAGCCCTCAGGGTTATGTTGTCAAACACAAGAAGATTGCCGTTGACACCTATACCCTGACGATACAGCGCTGGATTAACACAGCTCCCGGTTTGAAGGAGCGTGGCGCTTGGCTAAATTCCCGATTGACCGCGAGCGTACAGAATGAAGACGGGTCACCCTGTTTTCCAGATGACGAGCCCAACATGCGCCAAGTCGGTGCAGCCATGGAAATGTTTTTGGCGGGCAACGTGGGCAAGGGTGTCATTTTTTATAATCGCTGGGCATTTTGTAGTGACCGGCCCCCCGTCACACTTCGGTGCGCACATCCAATAACACTCGATATCGGATCAGCCATGCTGATCGTTAGAGAGAAAGATATGTGGGTTCCGACATGCCATTCGCAGCAGCCATAATAGGCAGCGTTGTTTCTGCCGGTATCGGCGCTTACGGCGCACACAAGTCGTCAAAGCAGCAGCAAAAGCGCATTAAGCAGGCCAGAAATGAGCGAAGAGAGTTCGGTGACATCGCTCTTGGCCAGTCTGCCAACGAGACGCTCGCCAAGCTGTATGGTCTAGACACCTTCGGCGAAAGAGGCGGCGGCCCGTCAGAGGCCTTCAATCAGGAATCCCTTGATGCCTTTCGTCGTGTCCCGGGATATCAGTTCACAAGAGAAGAGAGTCTTGATGCCATCGGCAACAAGCTGTCCGCGTCTACTGGTGTTCAGTCTGGTCGCGGATTGCTGGCGCGGCAGGAGTATGCAGCAGGCCTTGCCGACAAAACTTTCATGGGCAGTTATGTGAACCCCCTCGAAAGATTTGCAGCTCGTGGACAGCGGGGTGCTACAGAAATTTCCAACCTGACCACTGGTCTCGGGCAGGCCGAGGCGGCTGGCACCATTGGTATAACCGATAGCCTCCAGCGAGGCGTACAGGGTGTCGCCGGGGCCTTCGGCAGTCAGGCGGGTCTGCAATATGGCAGCAATCAGTCTGCGTATGATGTCAGTGGCGTCGGGGCAACTGACTTGGATCCAAATCTTCCTTGGCTACAGGGAAACAACGATGCGTCTCTTCCGTGGCTACAAACAGCGTCTGCATAGGAGACAGCCATGCCTGTCGATTACACAATCGCGATGAAGGGTCTCAACCCGAAGATCGATCCATACAAGAACTTCCAGCAGGGAGTTCAGACGCGGAACATGCTTGTTGATCGAAAGAATGCTCTAGCTCATGAGGGTCGAGCCGCAGCCAAGTTCCAAGACTACACCGAGGATCGCACCGCCCTTGAGGAATTTAGGGAAGACCCGACACAAAAACGCCGTCAGGGCCTTCCCTTGGGGGCGCAGGTTCAGCTCGGCGCTATAGATGCCAGCGCTCAGGCCACGAAGAAGACGAAGTATGAGTATGACCAGCTCGTCGCACAATCTGACAGGGATACAGTCAATCGCAGGTTGTACAGTGCCGGTCGTATGGCGCTGCATCTTCTGCAAAATACCAAGCAAGGAAGCGACCCAAGAAATAATGGATATATCAGTGGTCTTAAATCTATGTTCAGGAACGGAGAGATCAGCAAAGATGACTATGATCACTATGCCTCTAAGCCTGCCAGCAATATGGCGCTCCAGCAGATGCTCAGCAAGATTACTGATCTGAAAAAATATCAGACTTCCCTGTACCAGAAAGACACCGCAGCCAAACGTAATCTTGATACGGCGATTGATCGTGGCTACAAGCCCGGCACCCCCAACTGGAAGGCCATGACCAGTGGCGGAGGCCAGAACGTAACCGTGCAAGCTGGCGAGACAGCCGCTCAGAAGGCGTGGGGAACAGGCATTGGCGAAGAAGTCCTTGGCGTAGTGAAGGGAGCTACAGCCAGCAGAGCCACCTCTGACAAATACCGGCAAATTGTCAACGCCATGGATGCAGCTGGTGTTTATACCGGCAAGGGAGGAGAAGCAGTCCAAGCCATCAGAAAGATCGGGACTGACATTGCTGGCATCGAGCTTGAGGGAACCTCTGCAACTGAGCTACTGCAGTCCCTTAGCAAGAGTGCAGCTGCGGACATCAAAAAAATGTTTGATGACAGGATGATGAATAAGGGAGAGCTGGAAATGTATCTCAGCATTCCCCCAAACATCCTGATGTCCAGACAGGGGGCACATCTTCTCCTGCAGATGGCAGAGCAGAGTTCTGCATACGATCAGGAGGCATCAAGAAAGGTGCGAGACCTCACGCAAAAGCATGGGACGGATATGAACAGCATCTACTTTGATTATCAGGATTGGCGCAATGCGAATCCGCGATGGAGCAAAGAAGTTCAGACCGGGATCATGAAGGCGGCGAAGAAATACAAGAACCGACCGCTCATAAAAAATCCTGCGTATAAAAAACTCCTGAAACGCGGTAAAAACTTGCGCGAGAGGGGCAAATAAATGGCACCTCTAAGCCCACAAAAAACTCCTCAATCTGAGGGCCAGTTTGGTGAAACCCCGGGCAACATTACTCAGGCTGAATACTGGAGTGGGATTGAACAGGACACGCAAGACATCATCCGAGGGGGTGGTGGTCAGGCGGAGGTCGAATCTTATCTTCGCGAGAAAGGCGTAACCGCTGAAGAGGTTCTCCAACATACGATGACCTTCATGGAGAAGGCGGCAGACATGGCGACTGGTGCTTACGAGGGCATTAAAGGCATGGTTGTTGGAGAGCAAGACCCTGAGTTTGAGGGGGTTGAAGGCTTCACTGGACAGGGCTTTAACCCAAGGACTGCCTACAACATCCGACGAGCGAAGATGGTTGGAGTTTCTGACGAGGCTTATGGCAGACTTGTCAAAGAAGCTCTTGGAGCCCGTATGATAGGGGAGCCGGAGGAGGACAAGCATGGCAACGAAATCATTACATACACCGACGACTATGGGGAAAAAAGACGCGAGTATATCAACTCTCCGGGTCTTGATGTTCGGGACGTAGACAGATTCCTCAGTCAGTCCATTCCTTATATCGTGAGCGGCACTGGGGTCGGCAAGCTGGTTAAAGGTGTTCCGATTGTGGGGCGCGGCATTGCTCAATTTTTTGGGCAGGGATTTACGAGCATGGCCCAAGATGTCGCGGCCAGTGACGAGGAGGGGCTTAGCTCTCTCGGAGATATAGACTTAACGAAGGCTGCCTACGCTGCTGGCGGAGCCCTGTTTGGCGAAGCGACGATGCCAGTATTCCGGTTTCTTAAGGAGGTGGTTAAAAAAGACCCCGGCCTGATTGATGCACAGACAGGTTCGCTTACCGCTCGTGGCGTGAAGGCCGTTGAAGATGCAGGGCTTGACCCATCGGAAGTAACCCCCGAGATGCTTAATGAGCTGACGGCACCAGACATAGTAAAAGGGCCCGATGATCCTCAAGCAGTTATGAGGGCGCAGAGCGATCAATTTGACACAACTTCTAGCGCAGGTCAGCGCACCAAAGACCCTGACCTGTTGCGTACCGAACACGACGCCAGATCGGGAACTATGGGCAGTGGAGCAAAGGGGGTGGCCCAAGAATTTGATGCCACTCAACGCTCACAGGTAGCTGCGGCAGTTGATACCCAGACACAACGTCTGGCTGGTGGGGCCGACGAAGCCGTTGAGGGATTTGAGGAGGCTGGCACTAATCTCCAGCAGGGTCTAAGCAGCGAAAAGGCAAGGGACGCAGCAAGAATAACCAAAGCCTATAAAGACGTTGATGTTGACGCCATTTTCCCGGGCGGGATACCGCAAAAATCATTCGATGATCTGGGTGTAAGAATCCGCGAAGGCCTCGGCACTCAGAATATTACTACCGATCTGAAGGAGACGACCAAGGCCCTTGATATGCTCGCGGACTTCATGGAAGGCAAGGTGCGTGAGCCCACATCAAAACTTCTAAAGGCTGGTGGGCCGCCCCGGAAGATGAACTTCTATGACATTCGCAAAAATATAAATGAACACGTTGGAGATGCCTTGGCCGTTAAGAGGGCGACCGGCAAAGGGGCTGACTACCGAGCTGTGGCTAAGGTCAAGACGGCCTACAATGAATGGATTCAAAGTCTTGCGGACGGTGCTTTGGAAAACGCAAACCCTGAACAATTTGCGCTGCTGCAGAAGGCCATTGGCATTACGGCAAAGGCCAAGAAAAGGTTTGAAGTTAGCGGCAAGAATGATGCTGCAGGGAAGATGATAAAAAAGATTATGGAGGCTGCCGATTCTCCAGAGGGCGCAATTAACAAAATCTTTTCGTCTGCATTTAAAACCTCACCGAAGGACGGGGCGAGGACCGCTCTAATCCGGATGAAGGGCATTCTAGAAAAAGAACAGCCGGAAGCATGGCATGCAATGAGGCAGGCTTATTGGCTTAAGCTGGCTCGACAGAATCATATTTTCAGAAATGCCCAAAAAATCACTCGGGTTGATATGGACACTGCTCTCGGTCAGATTTCTACCAACATCGAAAATGCTTTTAATCATCAGTCATCCATGCTGAAAATTCTCTATTCAAAGGAGGAGCTTAATCGCATGAGATCGTTTGGCCTTATGGCGAGGCGCAATCAGTCGGTTAATCTCAACCCATCGGGCACGGCAACTGAGCTGATGATGCTGCAGAGGAGAATGCGGGATAATGTCCTCACTAATTTACTGAGGCGTCAGGCTATGAGTGCTCAGCTTGCGCGGAAATCCGTAGAAGCTGTTTGGTGGCGTGTAATGAAGAATAAAGCCGTCTCTATATTGGGTGCCCACGGGGAGGGGATCGCCGCTAGGCAAATGGGGAAGGCATTCTCAGGAAGGCTTCCAAAAAGACGTGGGCCCGGAGGCGGTGGTCTGGGTGGAGCCATTGGATCGGAGTATGGCAGTGAGTAATCAGAAAAACATAAAACCGAAGAACAGAGCGATTGCAAGCGGAGCCATGGGCTCTGCTATCTCTAAATTCATGTTCGGGCTTCCTCCGCGTTCTGCACGAAATGTCATTCTATATGCTGAGAGGCTCAAGCATGGGAGAAGAATGATTGTCAGAAGTGCCACGAACCCAGCTGCCCGGCCCCCGCTCAAGAATGCCACGATGCATATGGAAATCAGACACACGAAGTTGATGGCCACCAAGGACAGGGCCCACTGTTTTGCCAAGCTCAACGCTGGTCTCATGGAGGCTACCTCTAAAGGATAATATCTAATGGCACAGAGATTTTACAACCCTTTGACGCAGATAGTCGACAGTGCGGGCGTTCCGTTGAGCGGTGCCCAGCTGTTCTTCTACGAAACAGGAACATCCACGAAGTTGGACACATATTCCGATGAACCCCTGTCGTCTGCAAATGCCAACCCGGTTGTGCTGGATAGCCTCGGCAGGCTCCCGAGCGATGTCTGGCTAAAAAACCAAGACTATAAAGTGGTGCTCGCTCCGTCGACCGACACGGATCCTCCGACGTCTGCGATCTGGACTGCGGATCCGGTGCGCAGCTCCGACTTTGACACTTTCGAGAAGATGACGGTTGGCGATGGAGACCCGAATGGCAGCGTGGCTGGCACAGCCTCGTCGGCTGGCGTCCTTCCTGATGTGTATTGGGACTTCACAAACGACATTCTCTACTACTGCACGACGACCGGCAATGCAGCTGCAGCCGTCTGGACGGCGCTCAATGCAGCCTCTGCGACTGCCGCAGTTCCTAGCCCTCAGGGCCGTCTGACTGTGACGTCAGGGGTTCCTGTCATCTCGACAGACTCTCCGGACAAAGCTTCCGTATTTTATATGCCATACACTGGGAATCTGATCCCCATCTACAATGGTACGTCCTTCATTCCCACCACATTTGCAGAGCTGACCTTGACCCTCGTTGCCGGGCACGCCAGCGGCAACATCTATGATGTGTATGTCTGGTCAGAGTCTGGCGTTGTCACCATAGGCACATCTCCTGTGTGGTCGACCATTACTGCCGGTTCAGGAGCGAGGGGAACCGGGGCCAGCACTGCTGAGTTAGCGCGGGTCCAAGGCATGCTTGTCAACGCAAACGCAATGACCATGACCAACTCCACCAACACATTCAGTGTTGGGGCTAATCTCGGCACGTATGTTGGAACAATACTCATGTCCGCGAACGGTCAGGTGTCCTGCGACACGGCTTTTGGACAGTCGAAGGAATGGGGCGTTTGGAACGCCTATAATCGCAAGCCGATTGTAATATTGATAGGCGATGCCACAGCCACTTGGGCCTATGCCACTGGAACCATCCGGCAGTCTCGTGCAACAGCTGGCAATGCCCTCATAGTTCTTACAGGCCTTGCAGAAGAGTGGGTCGACTTGGACTTCAGACAAAAATTTGTCTCTAGCAATGCCGCAACAACTGCAGCAATAGGAATTGGGGTTAACTCGACGACGGCATTTTCTGGCCAAGCTGGTGGCGGCGGATCCACCCCCGGGGGCAGTCACGGAGTTCTCTTGTCTGCACGGCACATGCTTCCACCGGGCCTTGGTCTCAACAACATCAATGCCTGCGAAATAGGAAGTGGTGCTGGCACCAACACATTCAACGGCGGACAAGAAAACATGCAGCTCGTTGCAAAATATCTGGGCTGAGACCTATCAACTGAAAACACGGAATGATGAGACACACATCCATTGAAGCTACTTTATGCTGCAGTCATTTGGAAATCGTTGGTCCCTTTAGGCGATGGGCAGCTGGCAGACATTCGCGGGCCATATCTGAGTATGGAAAAATGCAAGACTAGACTGCCACTATTGGTGGAAACGGTAATCGCAGTATCTGGGATGTACGTCATTATGGAGCTTGGCTGTTACCCCATGAAAGAGTGGAAAGACAAAGGATTTGACGTCAGCGTTTGGGAGACAGAGAGAAGGGAAGTGTGATGTATAAGACCTTGCTAAAAGTAGGAGCCGGGGCCACCGCCTTGGCGGCTATATTCATCGTCTGGATAAATGTTGGCGGTCCACTGCCCGCTACAGTGCGGATGGTCGGCAACCTCGAGGTCAAGGTGGATGGCAACAAGGCTGAGGCTTTGGAAACCACGATACTCGTTCTGGAAAATGAGGTTGATAACCTGTCTCTCAGGGAGGGCAAATTCGACGGCGTGGCCAAGACCGAATCAATCGCAGTGCAGGTGCAGAGGATTGTACGTCAGAGGTTGCGCTATCAGTACAAGCTGGATGTGGCCAAAAAGAAAAGGGACAAACTCAGATGAAACGCGTTAAGGAAAAGCTCCATCCTGAATGGCCGAGGCTTTTACGGCATGCGTGGAGTGTTCGCCTAATTATCCTCGCTGCGTTCCTATCGGGGATCGAGGTCGCGTTGCCCTTCATGTTTGATAGCCTGCCCGTTCCCGCTGGGGCGTTCGCTGCAATCTCAGGCGTGGTAACAGCTGCCGCGCTGGTCGCAAGGATCATGATATGACCAAAATGAAAAGCCGCCTGAAAAAGAGCGCGGCTGTAATGACCATTGTTGTCGGGTCCGTGTCGGCATCCGAGGGTGTCCGCCTCGTTGCCTACAAGGACACGATAGGCACCGGCCAGCCATGGACCGTCTGCTTCGGTGAGACGCGAGGCGTCAAGGCTGGCGATGTGTATACGATGGATCAGTGCAAGACCATGCTAGGCAACGCGCTGGTGAGCTACGAGACGGGGATGAGGCGGTGCCTCAAGACACCCGACAAGGTGCCTGACGGGCCATATATCGCCTCCCTGAGCCTATCCTACAATATAGGGGTGGCCGCGTTCTGCCGCAGTTCCGTGCGAAAGAACCTTGATGCAGGCAACTGGGGAAAAGCATGTGACAGCCTTCTTTTGTGGAATCGCGCTGGAGGTCGCAGAGTGCAAGGGCTTGCCAACCGCCGCCAGCATGAGAGAAAGATCTGTCTCGATCCGAAGCTACAAACTGCGTCAGTCTCAAAAAAGATTGATGAAATCGAGGAGGGCCCGCCTGCACAAGTGCCTTCCAAACCCAAGAAGCGTAGGTGGAGGTTCTGGCTATGAGTGCTTTTCTGGACTGGCTCCCTCTGATCTTGTCGATTGTCGGCGTTATCGGCGTTGCCGGTGTGCTCCTGCTGCTCGGCATGTGGCCTGTCGTTGCGTCCTTCCTTATCGGTACAAAGCTCGGTAGGATCATTCTGGTCATTGGTGCCTTTCTGCTCGCTCTGTTCTGGGCATACATCTCAGGCAAGAGGACAGGTGCCAAACGTGAGATTGGCAAGCAGAAAGTCCGCAACTTTAGAGCGGCACAAAAAAGGGTAAACAGTGATGCAAAAATTCGGACTATGCCTATGGCTAAGCGTCGGGCTGAGCTTGCTAAGTGGGTGCGCTAGTGGGCTTGTTGATGCGGGCGTAGGGTCCAAGGCCATCTACCCCACGAAGAAAGACGCGGTTGTCGTTTCTGACAGTCTGGCCACACAGCTGCTTGAGCATAATACGTGGTGCGCGGATCAGCCGAAATGCCAGAAGCTCAATCCCAAGACAGGCAAGTGGGAGCCGGAGTTTCCAAAAAAATAAAGCGGGGGCCTTTTATCCTGATAGGTCTGTTTGATTTGCAATTCGTTCCAGCAGCAATTCAATCCGTCGCAACGTCGATAAGACTTTTGCCTCCAGAGCGGCTGCTTCGCGATGACGGATTTCTTGATTAGCGTCTCTTGCCCCTTGGTTCATATCGGGCCTAATTTCCTGTCTCGGTTGGCGTGATTGTAAAACCCAGTAGCGCCAGCGCGGTTAGTATTTGCAAGGCAGCAGTGCGCGGTCCCGGCAACCCCGGCCATACGCTGTCAAGAGCCTCTATCATCGCTCGGTGCTTTTCTTGCTGGTTCATCAGTCGGGCCTATTTTCCTATTTTCCTGCTTAACGCCTGCTCGGCAATTTCAACAATACGTGGATCATTGTTTTTGATGACCTCTAGTATGAACCGCAGCCGCTCTATCTCGTCTGCTAACTGCTTGACCAATGACCAGCCAACTAAGCCTTCTTTCACAAAGACACGCGCTTCATCTACTATGCTGTCCATCAATCGGGCCTTTATTGCACTTCTCTGTGCCCACCATCGAGCGCCGCATAACCTAGTTCAATGCGGGCCTTTGTTGCCGGGTATCATTCAATCTCGCTGCAGCGTCTTTGGTTGCAGGCGTAAACAATGCGCCCCTCCGGCTTGATATCCCACCTGACAATGTACTCCCTGATCGCCTTATATTGTTCCGGCTTTAGGCTCTCGTATTTGCCGACCGGCACGCAGGTTTGTTTGTTGGTGTTGTGGGCTTCGGCCATGGCATCAGCTGTCACCTGACACTCTTCACAGGTGTTGCCCTCAGCAATCCCCCATGAGGACACCGCCGCCCAAACTACGATAGCTGCAACACAGCTTGTCATCTTATTTCTCCGGATTGTTGGCCTTGGACAGCTTGGCAAAAATACGCATGCAAGTGCCCTCGACAACCTCTACATCGTGCAGCTTTTTCTCGTGCATCTTGAGCCCAAGCCTGACGACATTGCAGACCACCAGACAGATAGCAGCCTTGGTCCCCTCTAGGTGAGGATCTCCAGTCGGATCTGGAGGGCCGAAGTCCTTTATAATATCCCAGTATTCTGGTGGGAGCACATCGACAAGATCTCCACGCTTGTGGTCAGTCTTGAGTTTCTGGATTGCCTCGTAGGATGGCACTGATCCAATTGCCAAGACGTTGTCGTTGCGCAGCAATTTTGGGGTCTCATCAGACTCAGCGCTGGCTACGAGCTTCTTGACGTCGAGGTGATCCGGATCTTTCGTTTGGGTATTCATTCCTTCCACTTCCTGTCGTTCTCCTCAAGGCGATCTGTCTCTGCGTTCCTCACCGCAGCCTGAACCAGCTCCTTGAACTCCGGGCTGTCTATATTCACCATGCGTGGAGGCAGGCCCTTTACGGGGCCATGATCTACCGGGGGGGCAGGAATATACGGAGCATCCGCCTCAGCCTCAGGATTTTCTATCCTGTTTGCCAGCTCAGTTGCGGCTTCATCGATGGGTAATGCAGGAGGCACCGAAGAACCAAGGCCCATGTTGTCTAATCCACGCTGAAGCCCAGACACAGCGCGCGCTGGCGGCTTGCTGGGGGGTGGAGGTCTGCTGGGCGTTTGCTGCTCCCGCTGCTTCTTCAGAAACTCCTGATGTTTCTTGTGTAGATATCTCTCGCGATTTTCTAACGCGATTTTGATTTGAGGTGCGGGGAGCCTCGTTGGAATCCTGATCTGCCCAATCGACAGTGCTGAGTGGGCCACGGCCAAGACACTGATGGCGAAGAAGGCTGCAGAGCTGAGGGTGTCGATAAATCTCCAGCCTTCACCATAAAAATGATTTACCGCCGATATCAGGGCAGTGACAAAGAAGGCCGCGCCGATCATGGCCACCGGCTTCCAGACGGGTGTTTCTTTTGTGGGGATGACAGTTAACAGCATGGACTTCAATCCTTTTGAAGGTAGGGTCGAGGAGGAGGAGAATGACGATTAAGATCGACGGGGACTCCCCTCCTCCTCTAGGGTACAGCTTGAGTCGTAAAGTGCAGTATCCCGAGATTGCCCCCGGGTGGCTTCACACGTTATGTGTTCTCTGAACTCCAAATTATAAGCAGATTTTTGGGGAGATTGCAACTCATAGTTACCACCGAGAATGCAGGACCATCTGCGGCAGCTCACCATTTGCCAGCCAGTAGGAATCTACAACCCACTGTTTCTTCGTTGTTTTATCAAGGATCCTCGCCCCCCAGTGCGCCAGCGGAAAACCCTTCCAGACTGGAGACATGATAGAATGGTAACGCAAAAGATTATTATCACGCATGATGCTCAGGTAGCTGATCACGTTGGTGGTTTCGTCTACGCAGTCCAGCTGTCCGCTGACGCCAGACCACTGCCATCCGGATCCGGCCTTGTCACCGCAGGTGCCGGTGGATTTGCAGACCTGACGTTCGGCCCATGCAATTGCACGTCGGATATTTGCTCGTTCATCTGCCGGTGTCTTTGCCACCGACATAATCCCCTGAAGGGCATGCAGATCATTCCTGCTGAATCGGTATCTGGATGATTGCTGGCAGCCATGGGCGTGGCAGATGTAGGCGGTGTTCTTCCTTGGAGGCTTGCCGCGACCCTCGGTGATGTCCAAGTAGTAGATCTCCATCTCCCGGGTTTTCTCCGCGCCGAGCGTTTCGGAGATGGCTATGACCATGAAGGCCAGACCAAAGATGATGGCAAAAATCACAGAAATCATCGTCCATATGACCGTGCCCACGTATGCAACTTCCCCCCACCATCTGTCCTGATTTCGCGTCGCCCACTTGCCCATGTGGTCTACAATTATGAGCGGCACTACGAGAACGGTTACTCCTAAAGCAAACAACGCAAGGTTCATGACATCACTTCCATCTGGCCCCCGCCCCTTTTTGGAATGGCCTGCCCGGTATCTTCTGCTTCTTCTTTTTTTTGGTTTCACCCCTCAGGCGCTTCACCTTGGCAATGGCGTGTTTGTCGGATCCGAGAGTGGTGTGCGGCTTGCCATCCGTCTTCTTCTTATGACACTTTGCATGAAGATAGCGGCAATTCTCAGGCGTGTCTGAACCGCCAATTGCGAGCGGTATGAAATGGTCTCGGTGGATGTTTCGTTTTATCCGGGCCTGTCCGATGGTGATGGGCTCACCACAGTCGTCACAACAGATCGCCGCGCCTTGGTGCAGGAGCGTCAGGATGATCTCTCGCTCACTGAAGGTTCGTCTTTTCGATTTTGGCAATCCCAAGCCCCTCCCTGATGACCTCCAGATCTTTCCTAATCTCGATAATTGCATTTTTGTTTGCCACTATCACCACTAAGATTATGGCGAGCAATACAGTGATGAGCGCTCGGTCGAGATTATTCATTTATTCGCTCCGACGTCAGCGAATAAACTCGCGTCATTCGAGCGTGGCTTTTTGCATCCCGCATGTTGACAAATCTTTCCGTGGGGAAGAGGAGACCTCTTTTGATGGCGGTGCGTATTAATGCACCCCATGCATTGTGATGATGCGGCACTATTCCACTGGCTTGAAGGGAGATGCGAATATCTTCTCCGGTGGCATATTGTCGGAGCATGCCTTTAATTGCAGACAGCCCCAAATCTATAAAATCACCAGAATTATCTGATACCTGCTCCATGCTTTCGTCTCTTCGGGCCTTGCCTTCAAGTAAATCCAATTGAAGTTCGCTCATTCGCCCCATGTCACACCTCCTCCTTCAACTCCCAAGCCTCCTTTTTCATGCCTTTATTCCTGCTTTGCCATGATCGCACCAGCAAGCGGCTGTTCGTGCAAATATGGTTCCATCCGGTCGGGTTTGACCTTTGCATATTTCTCAATACTTGCGGCTTTCAGATCGCCACGCTTGACCATCATTGTAATGACCGCACTCACATCGCCAATTTCACGCTCAAGGTCTTTACGGTTTGTCGCATGAAAGTCATCCTCGGTGTAGGGATGATAATTCTCATAGCCGTGGCGCAATATCTTGCTGACGGCTTGGATGATCTCCGCACATTCCTCAGAGAGAATAGCCAGCCTCTCAGCTTCGGCGGCGGATAGATCATTGAATGGGTCGCTCATTATTTTTTCCTTCACTCTTTTTTTCTGCCCGCTTTGCATCCTCTTCCTTGGCCAGCTTCAAGCTCCGTTTATGTTCAAGCAGGGTTTTCGCCCAGCCAGTCAGCTTGTAAGGCTTAACATCTATGCCAGCGGCCATCGCCTCCAGATCGCTCCAGCGCATGGCGTTGATAACGCGAGCCACTGAATTTAGGGTTGGGGCCTCGTCTTCGTGCCCATCAACATAATAAATTCCCATGTTACTTCTTCCACCTTTCCTTCCGGTCGATGATAGTCTGGGCTGTGAACAGGACGTTCTCGTCGAAGTCTTGAGACAGCATCCACTTCAGGTATCCGGAAGGAATGTCCTCGACCGGCTGACCCTCGTGCTTGCCAAACTGGAACTTCGACAGCAGCACCGGGTTGACGGTGATGTTGAGCATCTCCGTGATTGGGAAGTGGATGGTCAGGGCCCGGAGCAGCTCGGCACAGACATAGGCGTCAGGAAGGGCCCTGTGGGCCTCTCCGGCCTCCCGGTCCACTCCATCGATATTGGCGAAGCCGATCCAGTAGCGCAAAGCGTGCAGGGCGTGGGACGGCGCGTCAGGCCATGCTGTAAGGGCACACTTGTATGTGCAGAGCCATGGGGCCTTGACCATGGGCAGCAGGGTTTTCTCGAAGCTTGAGTTGTGGGCAACGGCAATGTCGACATCATTTGTCAGCCCACCAGCCTCAACCACATCTGTCAGGTCGAGCGCTGAGCCCAAATCAGATTCGATGATGTGATGCACGGCAGAGGCTTGTGGGGATATTGCTATGTTGGGCTTAACGAATGACGACCACGCTGATACCTCAGTGAGATCCTCTTCGAGACCAACAACAGCAATCTCAATCACCTGATCCCTCTCCGGATCTGGGCCCGTAGTCTCAACATCTATGACGGATATTTTCATGGCGCTTTTCCTCTTTCTTCTGCAGTCTCTTCTGGTGGTGGGAGTAAATTTATTTCACTGGCTCGCTCGTACAATGTGCGGCCATCACTGGTCAGCATGTAGGGCATGAAGACCGCGCCGAAAGAAAGCATGCCGCATTCGACTGCGGTGACCTGCCCCTTCACCCAGTCACGCAGAATGGAATTGATTGCTATCATCCCCTGCTTGAGGGCTTTGGCTTCATAGTCAGCCTTCGTAATGTGTCGCCTGTGACTCCACGGCTGGTCTTTCAGATATAGAGCGGCCCAGCCCTTGCCCGAGGCTGTCAACTGGATGGAACGCCCACGGTGCTTGAACGCCAGAATAACAGAGTGGTCTGAAAAATTGTCCATGAAGCCAACTGACTCACAGCCAAGTCGCTGGAGAATTTTTGATATCTCCTCGCGCGCATGTGCACCGCTTCTTGCGGTAGCATAAGGTGTGATCATGTCTCACCTCTTGCCTTGGCGAGAGCGTCTTGGGCATCTAGCGTCCAGTGGTCGGCTGGGACGCCATAACTGCTTTCGTGGTCATCTAGTGCTTTTTCTAGCGCCTCCAGCAAATCTGGCGCAGCTGCTATCAGATGAGCATCTGGCATTCCGCCACAGTCGCCAACCTTATCAATCCGGCTGTGGAGAGGGATTAAGTAGACAGACGCCACAGCAGTGAGGCCTCCATCTCCATAAATAATATTTGGGTTCCACCCATTATTTTTGCCCACTCTCCATGGGCCCGGCGTAGGCTTCTTGTCCATCACGCTGCTCCTCTTTGTCCTTCTCGCTTCAATGTGGTCACGTCCACTCCGAGCCGGTCTGACCAGAGCCACACGGCGCGGTCATAGAAATTCTCGAACGTCTTCTGGTCCATGTTTTCAACCGCGATGCTCTTGGTCTGTATCACGAGACGGCCACCCCAGTCTGTCCACGAGTCAACCATCCCGCACTTGAGCTTCGTCTGCTCAACCAAGGTTGCCGCGTCAATGAAGCCCGGGAGGTTGTCGGCAACGCGCTCGGCTATCGCCCAGAACTTCTGGAGGTGTTCCAGATTGCGTGGGTGGGTGATCTGGACAAGGACTGGCTTTTTCCTCGTGACCTTCGTCAGGCGACCCTCGGCGAGGGGGCCGTTGGGGAACAGCCCCTCCTCGTAAGAGGTCTTTGGCCGCCGCCTCTCGGACGAGAATTTTAGAAGCTCACCCATGCACTCTTTCATCGGGAAAATCTGGATGATTGATGTTCGTGCGGTATAGTCTGGAAAAAATACTAAATCCCAACTCACTGCCATCAAGTTGTGGCAGGCAACGCCAAACCACGATGTCGTGTGCCTTTGTATATTTTTCCAACTCGTCGGCATAGGCGCGTATGGCGTCGACCGGATCATCGAAAAGTTTACGCATTGGCGCTCCCTCTTCTTTGACGCCGCTGCTTGTCAGGGTCACATATTTGTGGCGGCCTTCCTTCGCATCAGCTGCCGCCCCAAACCATGCCTTCTGCTCTCCTAAATAATGTTGGGTCATCCCATCTCCTCAACACGCCCTGCGTGTTTGTCAAACATGGCCTCAGCCTTCTCAATATCTGGCGGGAACAGATTATCGATTACGCTGATGTGATAATCCCGAGCTGCTTTGAGACCCTCCAGATCTCCCACCACAATATCGTTAAGCATGCCCTCAAGGTGATTGAGATAATTATCCGGATCGAAAAACTCGCCCTCGATTTCCTGAGGGGCATCCCCCGCCCCCTCCGGAGAGGGCGGGGTTGTTCCTTCGCTGTTGGAGTCATCGGAAATCTCTGGTGCGGGCGGGGCTGACGGTGGAGTAATATCCTTGGGCGTTTCCATGTCATACAGCTCGTCATCCCTGTGGATGATCTCTTCAAGCCTCAGAGAGCAGGGCACACTCTTGATGCCACGACGGACCACGACCTTCTTGTATCCCTCGCCGGTAAACTTGGACCACATCAGAGAGTTGGGAGCCTTGGACTGGGCTCTGACGCGTTCGATGTCTTCCTTGTTCATGACCTCACGGTGGAGGATTGTATCGCCCTTCCTGATGATGGCGTAGGCACCGACTATATCGCCGCGCTTATCGGTGAGATCTGCCGGGATGTGCTCGATGGCAGGAAGGTCGCCCTGACATCTCTGGAAGTGATCGGCTGCATAAACCACCTGCGCGTCGATGATGATGTCGTCCAGCTCACGCGCTCGCTTGCGCAACCCCCAAACCATCGGGTTCCAGCTGGCCTCGACACCCTTCTTGCCTTTGTACTTGGTGATGACACCTTCACGTCCATCAGGCAGCAGCCCATCCTGAGCGCTCTTGGTGATGGCGGCGAACAGAGAGCGCTGGGTGCATTCGAGCAGGTCTGGGGTTTGCTTGACGGCGGCCAGCGCGGAATTGAAAAATCTGTCCTTGTCGATGTTCTTCGGCAGTTGGGTGGCAATGCCATCAGCCCGGCTGGACAGGCCACTCTCAAACTTTTCCCAGCGGATCACTGCATTACTCTTTGTTTTTTCGGCGCACATTCTCAATCTCCTCTTCTGTAAATTCTTTGATAAGCCTCAACGAATGGCAGAGAAATTTGTCACGATTTTTATCCTCTACCAAGGCGGTAGCCATGAACATGATGATATGGGCCACGCAAGTAACTGCGGCATTCCCCGCGTGGGTTTTATCGGTGCCCCTGTCTTCTTCTCTTTGTAGATATCCAGTGATGGGCATCACTAAACATTTTCCTGCCCGGCCCATCGCGGCCACCTCGACGTCATCCTTCATCGCGAGGTGATGGTAAAATTCAGCCATCTCTAGCTCATATCTTAGAAGTGTTTTCACACCGCGACCTTTTCATCCTTGACCTTCGTACCGGGCACCTTGACGCCGGTCTTGGCCACTCTGGTGACGAGCTTCGTGACAAGGGCCACCACCTCGTGGTTCTGATCAAAGTTTTTGACTACATAGTCGAGACACTTTTTGTAGTCCACAATCTCAACGACGGTTTCCGTGCGCAAGCTCACACGCCTGCCGTGGGCACCCCCTGCCTTGACTGATGTCAGTGGTGCCGGTGGGGCTTCGTTCTTGGCGGCGGCCTCCGAAGCTTCCTTCAATCGTGCGGCCTCCTGCACGCGCATATAAGAAGTGAGAGGCCCTCGCAAAAATTTTGCCGCAGCCTCAGCCGCGAGCTTCAGTGGGTTCCACTTGGCGTCCACTTCCTTGCTGGCGGCGAGGTGAGGAGCCTTCTCATCGGTGCGCAGCTTGTCAGCCTTCTTGGAAAGGTTCAGCAGCCGGGTGCGCAGGTTGGCAGCCTGATCATTCTGATCGTCGCTGGTGATTTCCTTGTAGTCATCGACGGCGGCAACAGCCGAATCGATCTGGTCCTGCAGCTCTGACAAATCATCGGAGGCCGGGGGGGCATTGTGTCCTATCCCGGGGATCTCGTCGGGCCACTCCTCACCGGCCTCGATCTTGCGGAACAGATCTTCAGTGATTGGAAACTCGGCGCAACGCAGCCAGACATCATTCTTATAATTTTCCTCAACCGCCTTGCCATCTACCGTTACGTGGTAGGTCAGGTATCCGTCCTTGCTCTCGGGGGCATGAGAATCGTGCCAGATTGCGACACGCTGCCAGCCTCCCGAGGATCTCTTCTTTTTGTAGAAGCCACACTGAAGATGGTCTGCGTGGATCTCGCCGATGCGCCCCGCTAAGGCTTCGCGCCACCAGTTATATAAGTCAGGTTGATTGTTCATCTCGGCTCCTTCATATGCCTGAACCAGTCGTAACAGCTTGTTACATTTTTTGCAACCACATCTTGACGAGCCTGCCCATCATCACCTAATGTCGCGCCATGACAAATACCGATTCTCAAAACTCTCTCACCGTAGGAGCGACAAAGCTCATACGCTGGAGAAAAGAAAAGGGGCTCAGCCGCGCACAATTCGCTGCAGCCATCAGCGAAGATCCAGACAAGCCGATGACGCAGCATGCGGTTGGCAAGTATGAACGCGGTGAGAGCAGGCCCTCCCTCCCAATAATCCAACGCATCAAGACTGCCACTGACGGTTACGTTTCAGCCGATGACTGGCTGGATGGCGAGGCTTGATGCTTCCTTATATAATGTGGGGCCTTCTCGTTGTTAGTGGATTTTACTTACTGGCTTTTGGGCTATTTATGGCTGTCGTGAGCAGCATCAAAGGTGAAGAACTCCCCACCTTGTGGGCCCTGCTAATAGCCTCTCTTGGGTTTACCTGTCTGTGGTTCGCGGCCTTCGATATGTTTTCCAGCACGATGTGTGCGGAGAGGATCGTGTGGTGAAGAAAAAAAACTCTCACCTGTGGGACAGACATCCTGAGGATTTCTACGTCGAGCCTCACTGGTGTAGCCGTCGCCTCTTTCAGAGCGAGACGTTTGAGGGAATGATACACGACCCAGCCTGCGGTCGCGGTCGAATTTTAGCCGAGGCCGTTAAATCTGGGTATCCAGCATATGGCTCCGATCTGGTGGCTCGCGGAGGAGCTGGGGGTGTGAGAAACTTCCTTGATAGCTCGGTGATGTATGACAACATCGTATGTAACCCCCCATTCGGACTGTGCAGTAAACATCCATATCCATTCGTTGCTCACGCCATTCTACACACTCGTAGAAAGCTGGCTCTCCTGTTGCCTCTTGTCTGGGCTGGGGGAGCCAAGCGCTCCGTGTTCCTAAGAGAAACCCCCCTCTCCAAAATTCTAGTGTTGGCTCCTCGCCCCTCCATGCCTCCGGGCCCTGTCATCGAGGCAGGCATAGCCCCGGGAGGAGGCAAGAAAGACTACGCATGGTTTATCTGGGACAAAGTTGGACTTCCTGAGAGCCCGAGGTTTGGTTGGCTGGTCAGGGACGAGAGATGAGCCGCAAGAGCCGCGCCAAGAAGCGCCGCAAGCTGAGGGCGGCTGAGTTCAAAGAGAGAGAGAGAAAGTTTTGCGATGGCAAAAGATTGGACGAACGAGGAGATCGTGCTCCTCAAAGAAATGATCAACGTGCAAAAACTGACGAGGGCTGCAGCCGCTATTAAACTCGGTCGAACGCGGCTCAGTATTGTAGGGAAGTGGGATCGTATCACTGGACGAAAGACCCCGCGCAAGACTGGACGTAAGCGCCTGCGCAAGAAGAGCGGGTTTACTCCTCCGTGGTCGGCACAGAGGGGAGAATCCGTAGCCCCACTTCCCGAAAAAAAGCTCAAACACCCAAAGCCCAAGCGCGACAAGAACAAAAAACTAATCACGATTAGCTCTCTGGAGCGCAGCATGTGCAAATTTCCGATTGGAGATCCCAGAGATGACGACTTCCACTTTTGTGCCCAGAAGATTTTTCCCCGGTCGGTCTACTGCGAGTATCACAACTCGATTGCATACCGGCCTCAACAACAAAGAGGATAGAACATGACCAAAAAACCTGACGACAAAGTTGTGCCGATTGATGGCAAAAAAGACGAGGAGCCCGGAATGGGGCACAATGCTCCGAACGGAAAAGAGTTGCTCGAATACATAAGTCGGATCGAGGAGCTGGAAGGCCAGAAGAAAGATCTCTCCAGCGATATCGGTGACCTCAAAAAAGAAGCGGCCCAGTCAGGCATCCAGACCAAAGTCCTGAACGAGATCCTGCGTGAGCGCAAGCGCATGGCAACCCTTGGCAAGGAAGGCTGGGAAAACTTCCAAGACGAGCTGGAAGCATCACAGGAGGCGATGGGTAAAAAATATCTCGAGCCCATCCAGATGGTGTTGACCGGGATGGAGCAAGACTGATGTCACTTATTGTCGGCATCGACCCGGGACTGAGTGGTGCCGTCGCTGTCGTTTGGAATGACGACGGCACCCTACAGTCTGTCACCGATATTCCCACCATGGGGACACACAAAAAGAGAATGGTTGATGGGATAGCTTTGTCGATCCTTCTGGAATCGCTTGTGCTTCCGAAGGCTGCCTCCATGGCCGAGCGCATTTCCACCTCTCCATTGGGCAGCTTTATTGGTGAAGTGGTGTTGGAGCAGGCTCAGGCCATGCCCCGGCAGGGGGTCAGCAGCACGTTCCGGTTTGGTATGGCTTATGGTCAGATTATCGGTGTACTCCACTCTCTGCGGCTTCCTGTGACCTATGTGACCTCAGCTAAGTGGAAGCGCTCGGCTGGTCTGGATGCAGACAAAGAAAACTCACGGCGCAAGGCCATTGAGACGTTTCCAGCGATGGCAGGCCACTTCTCCAGAAAGAAAGATCACAACAGGGCCGAGGCCGCGTTGCTGGCGAGGTGGCACTCCGGAGTAGACAGACGGTGACCCAGCCTGTTACAGATGAACATCGAACTTTGTTTCGGGCTGAGCGCGTGGGTAGCTCCCACCTTGCTCTGTTTCTCCTTGTGGCTTTACCTTTCGCCATTTTTTCCACGGAGGCGCTCACTCGAACAAGTAAGGAGAGGGACATGGTATCCGGAGAAAATCAAAGAGAAAGGTAAATATGATGAGCAAACATCCCGTCTTTCCACTTTGGGTTAGCGACTTTATAGACGGCACTTCCCACCTCAATGCCGAAGAGACCGGCGTCTACTGTTTGCTCCTCATGTCCATGTGGAGCCACGGCGGTTCGATCCCCGATGACAACCAAGACAATGCTCGAATTTGCCGCGTATCGCTACGTAAATGGATAGCAATCAAAAAGCGTCTTGCACCACTTTTGACGTTTTCCGAGCGCGAGATTACACAAAAACGGTTACAACGTGAATGGAATCGCATCATCGAGAAATCAGAATCTCAACGTCAAAAAGGTATACTCTCAGGCATTGCCAGAGCTAAAAAAAACAAAGGCTTAGCTGATAATCCGGTTAATAAACGGTTGGATGGGGGTTCCAACCAACAAAATATGAATCCGGTTGGAACCGGAGACGAGCCTTTAGATTTAGATTTAGATTTAAAAGAGTCTCCGTCTTCTCCTGAAGAAGAGAAGACGGCACAAAATTCAAATCCTACCAATGGATCGGGAGATGACAGAACCGTCCATCAGGTCATCACAGATATGGTATGGCAGAAAGGCATTCCCGATCTGGTGAAGCTTGGCGCAAAAGAAAGCACGATCAGAAGCTTCATCGGTAAGTGTCTAAAAACATCAGATCCTGAAGATGTGTTGCGAGCAATCGAGGCGGCTGTGAAATTGGGGACAAAGGAACCACAGGCCTACATCACCAAGGTGTTGGAGAATGGACTGCAAGCCGGAGGTGATGAGGTTTACATGGGGCAGAGGATCAGGGAGGTGTGATGAAAACAGACAGCGAAATTTTGAGTGACGCGGGAATACACATTCGTAGTGGCCGTGGATATGCGGGCACAGTGAGAACCCCATGCCCCGAGTGCTCACATCTGAGAAAGAAGAAACGAGATCCGTGCCTGTCGGTGACATTTAAGTCCGATGGTATTCAATGGTATTGCTGGCATTGCGGATGGAGCGGAGGTGATTTTTATGACAACAGCAGAAATAGGCCTGAGCGAGCAGGCAACAGCGTGGCTGGAAGGCCGGAGCCTAGACCCAGAGCTGGCCACTCGGTTCGGGTGGAAAAGCGTGAAAGACAAGGGCGGGAAAGAGTGGATCAAAATTCCCTACGTTCGAGACGGACAGGTCATCAACAACAAGTCTCGGAAGCTCAGCGAGAAAAAGTTTTTCAACGACCGAGACACAGAACATGACTTGCTTAATGTGGATTGCCTCAAAGATGAGGCTCTGGCGTCTGAGCCACTGATTATCACTGAGGGGGAGTTCGATTGGCTGGCGGTCTACCAATGCGGTTTCCAGCGTTCGGTATCCATGCCTGACGGCTGGAATAAAAAGCTGGAGAGCGAAGATGGTCAGCCCAAGTTCGAGGTCTTCCGACGAAACGAACAGCTGATCCTGTCGGCTGAAAAAATTGTGGCTGTGGTCGATGATGATGAGACCGGCCACAATCTCCT